GAGTTTGATCGTTATGTCTTCTTCGTTTTGATAAGGTCCACAAAATTGATATCTGGTGATAGTGATACGTTTTGGACAAAAATGTTTGCTCCATACGTTATTAGAAAGTATCAAGTAATAACCGGCCCAATATTGACTCTTACTTTTTTCTGTTTTTGTATAAATGGGTATACGATTTTTAACATCATAAACCACGTTATAACTTTTACCTGAGATAGGAAATCCGTAAACTTTACTGGTACTATTTTTTTGTGATTTGGCTGTTGATGAAAATTTTATATTATATTTTTGTTTTAGAACTTTAACACTCGGGAAAAATTCTCTTTGTTCATTGTGAACGTAAACAACACCACCATGATTAACTGCCTGTATGGTTGCTATTTTTTCACCTTGGTTTTCAACTACCCAAAATTTATTTTTAACTACTGGTTTGGCGATTGGGGTGGTCATTTTTTTGCTAATGTATGATGTGTTACAATTTTTCCTAATTCTTGACCGAGATCCTGACTGTCTCCTATAACATACATATCATCCTCGTTGCCGTAACCTTGCGATACCCTAATCACATATCCGCCATGGGCGGTATGTACATCAAAGGATATTTTTTTGTTTGGTAATTTTTTATCTATTCCGTATGCACCCGCACCTAAATCAATTTGTGATATTTGTCCTATACTTAAAGGACCTAAAGTTGCTGCCGATGATCCTGCCATGGTGTATGTGCTCATATCTTCATTTGTTCCAACATGATTGCCTGTGCTACTTGTTTTGCAAAGTCTTGGTCTTCGTGAATCATGTACAAGGTATTTTCGTGTCTATCTGTTTTTTCGTTGTATTTTCTTGATTCAAAAATGTGACCGCCCACTGCTCGATGCAATGTAAAGTTTAATCCCTCATTTCTTAAATGATCTCTTGATGATACTACTGTTTCTTTAAGCATTATAGGTTCTTCTTGTTGCAACCAATTGCGTATGATTCGTCGTAACCAATTCATTGTTTATTTTCCTGTTGTTGACACAATACCTTCATCATTTCAAACTTGTCATTTAATTCTTTTAGTCCAGGGTGTCTGGCCATTAGTGATTGTAATCGTGATTCTTCTTCCATTTTTTTAATAGACCAATCCATGGCTTGTTGTGCCATTGGACTCAACAAGATATCGGCGGTAGTTTCAACAGAGAACCATGCCACTCCATTATACACTTCCATGGTATTCGAGCTGGTATTGTACCGCAACATCCCGGCACTTTGTGCACCTGGACTCATTGGAGGTACATTACTGTAGCCAGCGCCAATTTGAATATGATTGCTACTACTGTGAATATTTTTTATCATATGTATTCCGCTAACAAAATTGCAACCACAAATCCAATAAGTAGATAAGTGATAGCGTGAATCAATTGATCCACACCAATCCAGAACCAAAAAGCATCTGCATCAGTGGATAATCTAACTGTTACTCTACGATGTGCTAAATCTACTGTATAGTGAATTACAGCATCAAATACTGCTAACATAACGCAGGCTTGCAACCCCAAAAAATGCATAAGGATCACATAAGTTAAAGCACCATGTAGACCAGCATGTTGCAATCCGCCCAGTCTACCAAAGTGTCCTTTGTCCTTGAGCATTCTATCGCTTTGCCAGCAAAAGTCTGCCAAGAAATGTTTTACAAACAACAAGGCCAATATGAGCCATGTTGTCATCCGGGATACTCCGCGCCCAATAGTTCAGCGTAGTTTGAACTATGTTCACTAAGTCTGTTTAGTTCATATTTGCCGCAGAACTTCAAGAATTGAGCACCTACCATTGGTCTACTTTGCTTGACTGCACCTACTGCTATAGTCTCTGCGATTTTTGCTTTAATCTCTGCAGGTTGTGCAGAGAGATCAACAAGCACTCTATTACGTTCGTAGTCATCTAACACTCGATGTTCCACACCGTTATGGTCTGTCCATCGCTGAAGCATAAGGTTATTCCAAGCATATCCTTTTTTATGTTGGTCAGCAAAAGCTTCAGTGAGACCAATTTTGTTCTTGCTACCCTTGGTCCTAACACCCGGATAAGCGGAAAAGATATTATCTGTTGGATCGCCGCGCATACACTTCTCAAACAGGATCCACTGCGGATCAGGGATACGCTTGGGTTCCTTAGTCTTTTTATCAATTACTGGCTTACCTTTCTTGTCAAGAATGCCCTCTAACGTGTGGAGTTCGTCGGCAACACCGTTATATTGCTGGACGTTCGGCGCAAGAAGTTGATAGAAGTCAGTGTCTGAGGATATGATAACATGGTCGTCATTGGGGTGGGCTTGTATAAAGCCGGCAATAAGATCATCTGCTTCAAGTTCCGGGTGTTGAAGAACTGTGCAATTAGTCTTTTCTGCGAGGAACGTTTTAAGGTTATCAAACGCTTCCCAAAATAGTTTGTCCTCTTCCTGCTCTGATTCAGTGAGGGCCGCACGAGCGACTGCACGATTCTTTTTGTACGGCTCGTAATAATCTTTTCGCCATGACCGTCCTTCCAAACAAAATACCACGTGATCGGCTTTCTGATCCCGCCAAGCCTTATTAACCGAACCAAGGGTAACATGAATAGCGAATCCTAATTTATCCCAGGTGTCCGATTGACGGTGAGCTGAATGACGAGCACGAAAGAATGTGTTTGCGGTGTCTACAATTAGATATCTCATGCAGTAATATTAGCATATTATAACAACCGTGTCAAGTGCGGTAAAAGAAATTCTGCCCATTTTCTGTGGGCATCTGCTCGAAAATGATAGCTTGGTAAACTGATAAAGCCATTATTGGTTAACCATTGCCAATATGTCATATCTGGGTCGTATGGTTCAATATAACTGTTTTTCCAATCAACCATCGGTTGATTTACAAAATCGCTGTAAGTGTTAAAAAATAGGTGAGGTATTTTAAGGTTTTCAAGTTCATTGTGAAAATTATAAATCAACTCGTGTGCTTTTCGTTCACATGCCTCTCTATTAATATTCAACACGTAATTTTTGTATCGAGTTATAATTGCTTCGGGCCAGTCATGACCTACACCGCCGGCATTTACTTGCCACCAGACACCATCCAAAAACCATTCTTCTCTTTCCCATGTGCTCCATCCTATTACTATAAAATCGGGGGAGCCGGTTTCTTTTATATATTGTCTGGTTGTCCTAATTATTCTATCATTACTGCTGGCGGCTTCGGCATCACAGTGAAATATAGCATTTAATTCATTAGCAAGCAAACAACCGTAACTGGCACGTTCATTTTCTGGGTGCGGAATTCGGCCTAAATTTTTGTATAACGGATCATCTTGAGCAAAACAATAATTATTTACAGCTTCTGCTCCTGCACTATGACTATCGCCATTTACATATAGAATCACGATATTTCGGCTCTTCCATTGCCAAGATCGTTCCTATCTACTCTTCTTGGTCTTGAATCAATGGGCTGATTAGCTTCCCATTGTTCAAAATTTTCGTTTAGTATGTTACGGCAAATGCTCTGAAACCAACGGTCCACTATTTCAGCATCAGAATCATCTTTTTTTTGCATATAACCTGCTTTGACCAGTCTTGCAACAAATACCTCATTCCAGTCTAACTCAAATGCACCGTTGCCTACATCATCAGGATCAAGCTCAACACTTACTACACTGATATACGGTTCGCCGGCTTCTGTAGCCATCTCTTTAGCCGTTTTAGCTTTAACTTTAACTTTTGGTTTTTCTTGTTTTATTTCTGGCTTTTTCTTTAACCAATCAAACATAAGAATCTCCTTGAATTCTGTTTTGTAATTGTCTAATTATTGCACTTTTTTCTTCATCAGTATATTTGGCCCAGTTGCTTATTTCGGCAATTGTTCTAAAGCATCCTGTACAAATATCATTTGTATTTAATTTGCAAATATTATTGCAAGGCGAAGTTACGTTCCCCATTCGTTCTTGAATAATGGTACTTGCAATCTATCACTATAACGTAATCCATGTCGCATAGCTAATTCTGCCACTCGCCTATTATTTAATGAATAAACACTTTCTACTCCACCTACGGGCATTAGATAAACAGATCCATGAAAGCCGGCATTGCGATATTGTTCAACTGCCTTTAGCGCATCCTTTACATCTTCATCTGTGGCTACAACAAACTTAAGATATGTATGTCCAATAGTCTGATATTGACGTACAATCTCTGGACGAATAGCCTCGATCCACGATTCTCCACTGGCTGGTAACTTTGCACTTACACTAAAAGTTACCTCGCGAGAAAAATTAGGACCAGGCATTTGCCATTGTACAAGATAATCTGCAAAATCAGCAGTTAACTCTTGAGTACCGTTAGTTTCAAAAGTAATTTCTTTTAACTTACGCATACGTGGGTGGTTGAGCAAGTCTGGATAACTACGCTGCCATCCTAACAGAGGTTCACCACCAGTGATTACCAGATGTTCATCCTTCCATTTTCCGTGCGGAAGAATTTGCATGATGCGCTCTACAATACCGTCAGAATCTATTACTGGGCTCAATTCCTTGAATGCAGGATGCCAGCTGGCATAACTGTCACATCCGGTTTTAACTAACGGAAGTTCTTCGTACTTGTGAAATGATTCGATGTTTGCATGGGTGTATGCAACATCATCTGCTTCGATACTTATTTCACCTCGCGGCATTCCAAACCCACGGCATGTAAAGTTACATCCAAATGTACGGAGAAACACACTGGGTACACCCATGTATCTGCCTTCGCCTTGAACACTATAAAACAATTCTGCTACTTTAATTTTGCTCATTGTTAACCTTCGTATGTGGCTGAGTTAGCACCGTGTTCAAATACTTCTACTGATTTAACACGCACTGTTGGATTGATTGGATAACGCATTTCTCCCGATGCTAATAGTTCAGCCATTTTGTCATAACATAGTTTGGCAAACATTTCGCATCCTACACCCGGCACAATACGTAAATCACATAATGCGCCACGTTCATATGGAAGTTTACTTAAATGATCTTTGCTATCAATATCTACTATTTCGTTCATGTGTTTAAAAAAATCCAACATCGGATCATCTTCGGCGACTATCAAGGTGTGATCAAACATGTGATCGGCCCATGCTTTGAATTCTTTGAGTCCACCAAAGTCCATACACCAGTTTTTGTCATCCAGTGTATCGCATTCAAAAATCAATTTAATGCCAATTGAGTAGCCATGTAATGTTGAACAATGACTGTGTGTGGCACGCCATTGTCTAAAACAACATGACAGTCCTCGGTCGTTACCATATGTTTTTGTTGAGTAAAACTTTGCCAATTTGATTCTCCTATATTAATATTAACATAGGCTTGCAGAATTTGTAAAGCGGGATGAATGCCAGAAAGGCCGCTGTGTGGAAAAATATTTATTTTATTTTATTTGGTAGGGATACAATTTGCTGTAACACGATACCGGTCAGATGCCCATGATTTTATTACCTGATCTCTCACTTTTTGACATTCTTCAAAATTTTGTGTAGCAAAACTAATTGAACCCTTTGATGGCGGAACGTTTGGAGAAACAGCATGTAACATTATAATTAAGGACCACATAAACTATTTATGCTATTTCACGACTATACCGTTCCATTTGTTCTCTCAAATTGCTATTTGTTACATGTTCAAAAAATTTCATAATAAACATACTGGCAGCACTGGCATCGTCGCCATGAAAATGTAATTTAGTACCACCTGCGCCGTTTTGATGGTGGTGACATCTTTTACCTTTACCGTAACTTACATAATACACTGATTGTTCTCGACCTCGAGTATCGTACCATCGGTCTTGATATACTTCGCCATCTATTAGACGATACCACTCTACCATTTCGTCTGTAAGTTTATCTACATCAACCCAGACAGCATAAGTTACTGTACAACCAGGCGGCAGGGCGATCATCTCTCCCACCACGCTTCCCAAGGAAATACTGCCCACATAGGATTTTCATGTTTGTTTATAGATGTTCCAACATAATCAACGTCTTTAAAATTACTTACTTCGTTGTTCACTAACACAGCAAATCGCGTTGTTTTATTCCAAACGCTATCCCACGCACTGTGGTTGGGCAAACATCCACTGGTCCAATCATTTTTTATCCATTCGAGAGTGGCACCAGTATCATTGATATCATCTACGATTAAGATTTTTTTTCTATATGCTGGATCAACTTTGGTATCACTACCATTTCTTTCGTCGTCGGGTACATATCCAAACGCTTCTTCGGCCATCCATAAATTGCTTTCTGGGCCTAAATTACTATCTCTTAAACTAACATTCAGGGTATGCATAGGAACGCCTAAATATTGACTAATAAGGACGGCAGGTATAAGGCCACCACGGGTCAAGCCTACAACATAATCTGGACGCCAATTTTGATTCGTCATTTCTCTTACGATAGAGTGTATCCACGATCTAACGTGTTTATTGGTGTAGTATACTTTGCTCATTCTTTACCTCTGAATTGTGTGTTAGCAGCGTCAACTGCTTCGATTATGCCTGCACTTACATTGTGCTTTTGCATGGAATGTATTATAGCACGAACATCCTTGGGAAAGCAAGCACCTCCGTATCCGTATTTGCCGTCTGGACCGGGAACTTGAGTATGACTCGATCCCATTCTATTATCTATTTCAATCATTTGAGTAAAATCATCCCAATTGGCACCAATTGCGTTGCTCAGTTGACTGAACTGGTTTAGTACTGTTACTTTGGTAGCTAAAAAGGTATTCATAAAATATTTCACAAGACTTGCAGTGATTAGATCTGTATAATATATAGGAACGGCTGTGTTAACGGCACTTGAAGCAAGTAATTGTGAAACTTTATGAGTCTGACTTTTATTTCCACCAATAAAAATAAATTCAGGATTAAGATAATCTTGAATGGCCCGACTTGCTACTAAAAATTCAGGCACATGAAAGATGTTATCATGTGCGATATAAGCCTGCCAAAAATCTGGTGGTACTGTGCTTTTGATAACAATCATACCTGAATACGTTGTTTTTATTTGATCTAATGTTGTTATTATAATACTAAGATCACATTCGCCAGTATCTATAGAAGGTGTAGGTACGCATATAAAAATCGCCGACGGATTACCACTAACTAATTCTTGTAAATCACTCACCGATCCGTCCACAGCAGGATCATAATATTTCACTTTGTGTTGAGAGCCCAACCACGATGCCTGAACTGCCCGCCCAACATAGCCCATTCCGACTATACCTATGTTCATAATTTTCCTAAATAAATACCTATATATTAAAGCATTATTATTTAAATGTCAAAGATTTTTCTCGAACACTTTTTTAGTGAAATTTTTGTTGATCATGATCACAACAAGATTTCAAATTATTGTCAATACAATCTAACCAATTGGATAGAAACTTTACCAGATGATTGTGATGCTATTGGTATCAGTTTTTACACCAATTTTTATGCTTCGTACTTGCCTATAATAGATAAGTTGTTACCAAAAACAAAAAAATTGCTGTTAAACATCTCCGAACCTACTGATCCTTATATCCTAAAATTTATTAATATTATATCTAATAAAAAAATTAAAATTTTTACTGATATAGTAACCAACGACGAAAACAGTGATAACTTTAAAACTAAAATTTCTTGGTTTGTTGATTCTCGCAATTATTATGCCCAATATCAATGGGCCAAAGACTTAACTACCAAAATAGAGTTACCAAGATCTTGGCAACCAAGATCTTACATGTTTGATTGTCTTCTTGGATCTCGTAAAAATCACAGGGACATCGTACACAATTTATATCTCAAGAGTATTTACAAAAACAAAGTTTATTTTACATACTACAAAGATGATCCCGCACAGGGATCATGGGGAGATTATTATGATAAAAAAAACACATTTAACAATCTATATAGATTTGTACCAGACATAAACTATGGTGGCGTCGTTGGTATGTCTCTATATGCAATAATTCCGTATTATATCTATAACGATTCATACTATTCAATTGTGGCAGAAACAACAGCGTTTAATAGTTATAATCAATACACTGAAAAAGTGATAAAACCAATATTGGCCCGTCGTCCTTTTGTAGCTTTTTGTGGACAATATTATCTACGTAATTTAAGATCCTTAGGATTTAAGACTTTTGGTGATGTTATAGATATTGATGGAAAGACTGTTATTGACGAATCATATGATGATGAGCCCAACGACAGGGTAAGATGGCAAATGGCATGGAATCAAGTTGAACAATTATGCAGTAAAGATCCTACACTTGTTTATGCTCAATTGCAAAATATTTTGGATTATAACTTGCATCATTTTCTGGAAACAAATTGGCATCAAGAAATTCTTAATGAACTTTTGATGCCCTTTGATTAATTATTTCAAACCCTTCTTTTTCTTCGATTCTGCCATACCTTGAGCTATCATTTTTTTAAAAATTAGTAATACTCGACCTTTTTCCTTTTCAGTTAGGTATTTTACTAACATAAGTTTATCATCGTAACTGTTGGCTCCTTTTAAAAACTCTTCCGGAACCGTAATTTTTGGTTTTTTAGGTTTAAACTTTTTTAAATTTGCTTTGACATCGTTGTCGTCATTATTATTGTTATTATCTGACATTTATTATTATTCTCTCCTACCTCCGAATAATTGTAATAGACTCAAGAACAAATTAATAAAGTCTAAATACAATGTTAATGCGCCCATCGCTTCAATGGCCGGGCTTGAACTTTCCATAATTTGCTCTCGAATTTTTTGTGTGTCGTAGGCAGTTAACCCTAAAAAGATTAAGACTGCTGCGGCACTGATGAACATCTGCAATGCAGACGATCCGATAAAAATATTAATAATGCTAACTATAATAATTGCAATAAGTCCTACTATCAAATATTTTCCAAAACTATCTAAACTTTTTTTAGTAAAATAGCCATAGAAACTCATTGTACTAAACAATACTGCTGCACCAAGAAATGCGTTCACAATACTTGCTGTTGTATAGATTACAAAAATAGTTGCGAAACTAAGGCCCATAAGTGCCGCAAAGCCGTGCAAACATAGTTGAGCGGTAACTTTGCTTGGATTATTTCCTAACACATAACCTACTGCAAAAATTGCCGCCAGTGGAGCAAAGATCACGATCCATTTTACAATTCCGGTAAAAAAGAAAGCCATTAAGTCTGCGTTAGATGCCACAAACATACTAACAATCATACTGGTAATAACTGCTAAAGCCATATTACCGTATACACGACCCATGGCACTGTTGATTTCGGTGGCTGTTCTATAAGGCAATGCGTATTCCATTTGTTGTCTCCTATTAATAATTATCTTAAACAATCTCTTCAATAACACCTAATAATTCGGCTAACACAATACATAAACCAGCTAACCAAATGTTACCGGCCATTAGTACGCCGCCTGCAAATATTCTAATAGCACTTTTTGCAAGACTAACATAAAAATGTCCTCTACTGGTATCTTTTGGTTGTACGTTTAGCAATGGCGGATGATGGGGGCAACGACCTTGATTCCAGTCGCAGGTCGTTGAGTATTCTCGATCGCAAGTGATACATTTCATCGCGGAGCAAACTCCTGTTGTAGTTTAATGTTGTCAAAGAACTCTTTCTTGGTGCTTTGATCATCCTTAAACGCACCTCTTAACACTGTGGTCTGGGTAAGACTACTGTGTGCCATAATTCCTCTATTCTCGCAGCATCCGTGCGTCGCCTGGATATATACAGCCACATCCTTACTTCCAGTTGCAAATTCAATTTCTCGTGCAATGTCCATGCAAAGTTCTTCTTGTAGCGTTCCACGACGAGCGCACCATTGGGCAATTCGGGTGTATTTAGAAAGCCCAATGAGTTTGGGACCAGCAATAATGCCAATATATGCAACGCCTGTAACAGGTTGGTGATGATGGCTGCAAACACTCTTAAGCTCAGAACGGACGACGAGCATGCCGTCGTATGCTCCTTCGGTGTCATTTGGAAACGCAGTTGCGTTAGGTGTTGGGTCATATCTTCCTGCCATCAATTCATTGAAGTACATTTTTGCAAGTCGGCGTGCAGTACCTTGGCTGTTAGGATCTGTTTCTCTATCAATTAGTAGCGTGTCTAACACCTTCTCAAATGCTTCGGTAGCCTCATTGATCAAATGTTCTCGATCGCTTTCGTGTAAGTAATCACTAATGTTGTCTCCGGCCCAATACCTTTTACCGTCACGTTTCATTCTGGCACGAATAGCAGCTGACAATGTTGATTCTTTGTAACCACCGTCACCGGCCATTGCATCTAATCCTGTTTCGTCATTGCTTTCGTATACTTTGTTATAAACCATTAAGTGTCTCCAATAATTTGTATGTTTCTAAGATCTGGATAGTCGTGATATTTAGGCGGTTCGTTAACAAAATACAATTTTTCTAAACCGATCCTTGCATCTTCAATAGTTGGCCTATAATGGTAACCCACCTTGAAAACCTGCTGGGCTTGCCATGGTTGGATACTAAGGTTCCGTCCATCATATCTCTGTTGTAATAAAACATCATATGCCTCTTTGTCATCTAATAGTATAGCACCACCATGGCCTATTTGTAAAGGCTTGTTATGACCAAAACTCAAACATTGCATCATTCCTGGTCTATACATGTCGTCTTCTAATCTTCGAGCACTATCCCAAATGTTGGTGCCGTGAAATTGATATTCGCCCATCCAAGGTTCGTCGGTGTACATGTACATGATACCTAACTTGTGCATGAGCATGGGAATACTCAAATAGGTATAGGCTGTAAAGGCCACTTGATTCACACGTTGATATCTCAAGCAAAGCTCTATTGCATGAGTGCAACAATCGGTCATGATGGCATAAGGTGCCCCAGTTTTCTTTGCTAATAGTTGTTCAAATTGTGCAATTTCTTCAAATGCCACGAGTGTACCATTTGTAGGCTGAATCAACGATTTGATTCAAGGTTGAATGATTTGGTTGCCATCCAAGAACGTTATTTGCCAGCGCAGCATCAGCTATCAATTGATCAGGATCCCCTGGTCTGCGAGGGCCTACGTGTATTTTTAACGGACCATAATTTATAGAGATGTAATCTATAATTTGCTGATTGCTGATGCCACTATTAGTACCTAAATTGAATACTGCAAATTGTTGGTTCTTGTTCCAATGTATAGCTCGATTATGTGCGTCAGCAAGATCCCACACATGAATATAATCTCGTACGCAAGTTCTGTCAGCAGTATTGAAATCTACACCATTTAATGTGAAATACTCGTCACGTATTTTTGATTCTAACAGTCTTGCAATGATATGTCCCGCTCCTGCAGCTTGACCTAAATCATAGTTATTGGGTTCCGCACCTGCTGCATTAAAATATCTGAAACAAACTGCTGGTAATCCGTATGCTTGATTATAATTTAATAAAACTTGTTCTATTATATCTTTAGTGTGTCCATATGGACTAATTGGTTTTATCCGATCTGTTTCAACCAATGGAACGCGATCAGGATTGCCGTACACACTGGCACTGCTACTAAAAAGAATTTGCGGTTTCTTTTTATAATTTTTAACATGATTTAAAAAGGTAATTGTCCTTGCAACATTGTTGTCATAATATTTCGCAGGATCTTCTACACTTTCTCTAACAGATATGTCGCCGGCACAATGAACAATGACGTCTGGTTGTAGTTCATCTAACCACAATAAAGTCTGTCGAGAAACATAATCGGTATGTAAGAAACCATCAACATTCTTTAAGGTATGGTCTCTACGCTCACGATCAATAACGTACACACTACAATTTTCATTGTGTTGTTTGAGATAACGAGCGATATGACTACCAATGTAGCCACATCCTCCAGTAACTACCACTTTCATTTATTAATCGCGCTCTAATGTTGATGTTTCTTTAATTAAAGTAACTAAATCATCTAACGTGTTACAGATAATTTTTGCGGTAGCCCAATCTCCGTTATCGTCGCGACCACTAATTTCCATCATGTATCCATTATCGTACATGTATACATTAAAATTATCATTAATTTTTTCAAGTTTGTCTTTAATTTTTAACATTTCTATCTCCTTAGTAGTATTTTGATTCATGCGTATGTTTTCTATAATCGGTGGTCATACGCAACCACTGTTCGCCTTTGCCTTCGATTATGTCACAGACACGATCAATGGTACCATCATTCCACGCACTAAATTTACCCATGTTTGCATGCGGACGCTGGAGGAGGGGGACAAGTTTTTGTACAGCATCTCGTAACGACCACGGGACATAAAGTCGTTCAGGATCATTTGCAAAAGCTTCGGGAAAGCTACGGTATGCGGGGTATAAGATATTAGCCCCAAGAGCGTCCGCCTCGCTGGCAGTATTTGACACCCAATCCTGAAGAGCACAATTAAAAAGCACTCGCGTATCGTTGAGTAAAGCGTAGTAGTCATTCTTTTCAAGATCTTCATATACAGTCAGTTTACCTTCTGCTTGTAGTCTACGTGTACGTTCCATATACGAACTATTATTGGAACGCAACTTGCTGCCACTAAACACACAGAATTCTACTTGAGGCCAATCGTTATACGGTAGTGCTTGCAGTTTATAATATTCTTCAATTAGATCCATGTAGAAGTCGGGCTGTTTCTCTTGATCCCAACGAGCAGCAAAGCCTACACGAAATGCTCTTTCTACAAAAGGTTTTAGCATTCCTGGCACTCGACTGCGAACTTCATCCTTACCAAATGCCAGTCCTGAGATGTTATAGACGGGAGCCTTCCATCCTGCCACTTTCATGTGCATGACCATTTCTTCATTGGTAGCTAACACAATGTCGGCAAAGCTATCTACCATCTTTTCATAATGCCCCATCCATTCCTGCATGCCCCAGACATGAACAAAGTCATCTGGGTCAATAGTTTGTGCAAGACAACGAACGGCAATGCGAGGACGCATGTTAGCAGACACTTGATCAAGAATGTAAGGTAAGCTCTCGATGCCGGGTTGAAACATGTCTTCAAAGTAGATAACATCTTCATTGGTAACTTCTCCTGCTTTCATTAGACGAATGAGATTCATTAACTGACTCATGCCAAAATATGTACGACCATGTGCATCTAACACTTGGCCGGTTACAATAGCCTGATCATTACTAAGCGTTTCGCCAGGCACAATCTCATAGTCAATACCTCTACGTTCAAATACAGCACGATTCCATTCTTGTAGTTGCAGGGTGTATCTTGCTTTGTAAGGCTCTAAGCCCATGTACCATAACTTACGCATTATTTTTCTCCTGTATCTGCGGCGACCTTGATATTTAGACCTTGTAATGCGTTGTTAGAAATATTTTCTAATCCTTGTGGCTTTAGCATGTTTGTTTGTGCTATAGCCTTTTGCCAATATTCACTGGGAGAGACGCCTTGGGCTTTAAATCCAGGTTCACTTTGTACTTTAATTTGTGTTTCGTTGTACGCCATTTGTTTTTTTAAACTCTCTAAGTCATTTTCAAGTCGCTGAATCCATCTGAACTGGTCACGCATGTCTTGTTGCATTCTACGCAGAGGACCATGACTGGCTCTTTGCTTGCCTTCGTGATCATCGGTATCGGTAAGAATAACCATCATCATCAGTTGACGTAAGGCGTTCTTTACCCTGGGATCATCACTGGTTATAGCCCGATCAAACATTTCTGTAAATTGTTCTAAATCAAAATCGGCCGCGTCTTTTTCTCTCAGTGCACCACTCATAACCATCCTCCTGCTCTTGCAATGCCAATGATACCAACCACAATCCAAAAAGCGTTTAGTAAGGTGTATGCACGATCTTGTTTAAGCATAGCACAATAAGTTAATAGTACGGCATCAACTGTATTAAATATCCAAACAAACATAAACGGACTTGCAGACCCTAACCATGATACTAATGTAAAACTTATGATACGCATAATCACACCCAGCATTTCAAATGCCGGAATGTGATTTTTAATAAAGTTAAGAACTAATGTCATGTACGTTCTTTTTTAACATACCACATATTACGTGGTTCGCGACCTCGTAAACTCCTCTGAAATTCGCCCCACGGACTACGCTCATTGTATAAATGACGCTCATCAAATGGATGTCCGTATTTGACACAAAATTCTCGATAACGATCAAGATCGTCAAAGATAGTTGACACTTCCGGCTTCATTACCAGATATTTTTTTAGCCATTTTGCGGCCATTTTGTTCTCCTTAAATTTTTATTGATAGAGAGGGTTGATGAGTGGCGTAAGTAATCGTACAACCATTTTCATTGTCTTCACTTACGCTTATTGTAACATTTCTGTTGGGATATCTGTTAGCTATTTGGACGTATAAATCGTCAGCTATCATTTCACAGCTTTTATAATCCAGTTCTAAAACCGGGTTCCCACTATTATACAGGCTTTCCAGCCATCGTTTGAATTGGATGAACTCGATGTCCCGATCATTGTGGAACACATCAATTGACACCCTGAAGTGAAAGATGTGACGGTGAGGGTAACCAAGAAAATTAACATCCGCAAGACCGGGATCCTCCAATGCTGCCGGGTATTTATGAATACCTTCTTTTTGGAAGGTTACCCATATTTGTCTTGCGGCAAATTGCATAATTCTATCCGCTGATTCTCTTTGTGTTTGATTCATCTTATAATCTCGTCACTTGTATATTTTGACCAATCGGTAAACTTTCTTCTACTTGCCAAGTCATGAACTTGATGACACCATACACCAGGATTAGTTGCAGCAAAATCTTTGTCATCAAGTTTAATTGTAGCATTATATCCTAATTGTTGTAAATAGGGTAATTTTACCGATATCATGGGAATAAATTTATAATGTTCGGTGAGTCCACTTTCCAATAAACCTTCAACTTGATTTACATCAATATCCAATGTACACCAATAGCCTTGGCCAAGAAAAGGAAATATCATATTCTCCCAACGAGTCCACTCTGCACTATTAGTATTAATTTTAGGAAAGCTTTGATTGGCACCAAAATACACATGTGTACATTTATGAGCAACCGCGGCAGCTTCGATCAAGTCTTTATCCTGAATTCCTACAACAAACAAAGTTTTTTGACCATGTGCAGGGGTATGTTCCACTTCTTGTCCTACAAATAATTTTGTGTTAGTATGACCATTTCTGTTCATTTTATTCTTTCTTTGATAATAAAAAAGTTAGTAAATTTTGAGTAACTGCATTGCTGTGAAGATTTATTGTATATGTACCAAGTTCATCCATCCATCCGTAAGTTTTTTTAACTGTGTTTTTTACGCGATAAGTTGAAAATATGTCTAAATTATACAATGGTATTTTATTAAATTCAAGTTGTTTGATGTGTAAAAATGAATCTTTATTCTTTTCAAGGTAGGTTACTTTGATTATATTGCGTTTTGTTATATCTAAATCTAATTCATAATAATTTATGGCTTCATTTGTGACTGGAATTAATTGTTCGTTTACAGTTATAACATACCTGTCGCAAAGATTATTAAGCTCGACTGAAAAAGAAAATTTTTTTATTTGATTGTTCATAAATTTGTTTTAAACTTTCAAGTTCGTCTCGCCATTTTGAAAATAACAGAGCCATTCGCATATGGTAAGAATAACCTAATTCTTCGGATAAATCAATAAGCTGGTGCCATCTTTTATATCGTGATAAGAAATTGTTACCAGGATTTCCAGGAGTGACCCAAAAAAATCTTTCATGGTGATTACTATCTCCTTCGTGTGCCCAATTAAGTGTTGATGTAAATTCTTCTTCTTGCATCAAAGGAGTATTTTGATTTAATTGAAACGGTTGTGTAATATTTAATGAAATCATACCGTTGTTATTATAATTCTTGTATCTACGTAATAAATTTAGTGTTTCTTTAAAATCATCCTCAGTTTCAGTTGGATATCCAACCATTAAACACCAAGTTTGTCTTATATTGTTTTTGTGTAATTGTTTGACTCCAAAATCTAAGTCGTCGTTATTGAATTTTTTCCGCATGTGGTATCTAACAGTTTCGCTTCCTGATTCAACACCAACTCCCCATGCTTCGCATCCTGCTAATGAGGCTAACCTAAAATCCTCGGCCGGCATTGATTCTTTTTGTCTAAAAATCGCATACCCACTATAGGCAATTTCTCTTGGAATAGTTTCTGCCAAGATAGTGTTCATTTTTCTGTAGTGAGAGATACTACCATTTATCAAATTATCTGTAAATTCAAAATTTTTAATTCCAGTTGTTCTGTAAGTGGTTATTATATCTCTTGCTACATTTGCACCGTCTCGATAAATGTAGTTTGGCCAATAATTGGCAACATCACAAAATGTACATTTTCTTACACATCCTTTACTTGCAGTAATAGATATAGCCTGTGGATTAAATGTGGCGGCTAATCTATCAGCAGGTGCAAATTCGTCTGTAAGCGTACTATATAAAGAAAAATTATAGTGACTCCAGTCCGGAGCCGGAATATTATCAAGGTCTTGTTGATTTTGTTTTTTAGAAAAATATATGCCATCATGATTGGATTTAATAGATTCAATTATGGCTGTTTCGGCATCACCAACTACTATCAAATCTGCCAGACCGTGATCAAAATATTTCTGGTAATGTGGTTTTTTTTCTAAAGAGCAATCAGATTCTATACCTCGTCCGCCTACAATAATTTTTACATGGGGGAGATATTTTCGGATATAATGAATTAAAAGATAGCTAAAGTTAATACTTTCGTTTGTAAAGATAGACAAACCTAAATGAGTTGGGTTATGCTCTAAATTAATTGCCAAAAGTTCTCTTTTTATAAATTTAAATAAATCAATTATCATTCTACGATAATTTAGTTGTTTATCTACATATCCATTTGACAAAAAAATCTTTAAATTACTCCAATAGGGTTTATTATAAAATTCTTGAATAAATTTTATATTTAAATCTAATCCAGCTGAGTCAATGCCTGCCTGTTGTAGACATTTACTTAATAATGCAGGCGCTACCAAAGGAAAAGCTTCACACCATGGGACGCTTAATATTACAACTTTGGTCATTTAAGATTATTGGTCGCCGTAGCCCACTCGTTCATTTTCTTCTTCCCATTGTAATTTATTAAGTCTACTGATTTCATCTTTATAAAGCAATTTTTTCTTTTTTAATTCAGCAAGATGTTCAACTTCTACTCCTGGATGATTGGTTTGCATTTCGTTAATCTGTTTATCAAGTAAACGATGCATTTCTTCAAGATGTTTGATTTTTCCCTTATATGACATTTAGGTCTCCTCAAATAAATTAGGCAATAAAATTGGTTTTGGTTGTTCTTTTTTAACTTTATCCACTTTAACTGATCCTTCTATCTCTAAGTGATGATTTGCCATTGTGAAAGAATTAGTAGTTTTTTCTCCTTTGAAACCTCTTGTGCCGACAATCTGTTCCCAATAACCTTTTGGTCTGGCATATTTGTCGGCATTGACTATATCTAATGCAGTTTGCTTTGTTGGCGCTGCAAATATACGTTCTACGATATCTTCAAAATATTCTGCTTCAATATGATCATGTCGCATCATGGCAGGATGAAATCCAGCATCAAATTCTCTGTTGGCTCGTTGAACTGCTTCTATGTGGGTCCAAACATTATGCCCCATGAGCAGCATGTAACTAAAACTATCCCAGCTGGTTCGACCTTCTTTGCCATTCTTGTTCAGATCTCCAGGTTTGTAAACACACACATCCTTCATCATCATATTTTTACTAATAGGACTTTCATCAAAAATATCAATAAGTCCATCTGCCAGCACAGCTTGGCCATATAGTCTGGTATCAGTAGCATATTTTTTATCATCTACTATAGGGCTCATACGGTAGCACCATTTACCATTGTGAGGTAAATCGATGTGGTGGTAAACTTGACCGTTGGCAGTAGCCAGAAAAGGACTTGCACAATCAAATGAAATGGTAAATTTTGGATTGACATATTTACGTACTGACCGCTGTATTACAGTAAGCAACACTGCCCATTCAAGTTTACTTGTGCCTAAAAAGTGCATCCAATCATGCACTCCTTCTTGTAACAGGTTGTCATATCTAAGTTCTACCAATCGTTTTAGAACAAGATGAACATCACACATGTTCTGTCCGCCCATGGCCCACCCATCAAAGTGTGTGTCTGGGTATTTATTAGGATCACAAAACTCTTTCATTTCTTGATACCACTCGTCGGCTGATGTATGATTATCGCCTTGCAGCACGTTTAAAAATCTTGCTCCGCCATTGTTCTTACCTTTGCGATGCTGCATAAAATATTGATTATTGTATTTGGTTGCAGCAACGGCTTCGTGTAATGTAGTTATTCCACATGCGATACTTGCCTTTTTGTCGTGAATTACCCAAGTTGGAATATCTAAAATCATTCCATAGTCTGCAATACCATCCAACCATTTAAGTACTAATTCTCTTTTCTTTTGTGCCCGAGGACATCCTGAGTTGGCTTTCCAGTCGCCCTCCCACAAGCCTTTGGCAATTTGGAACCCGCCAGAGTCACCTAACATAAAAGTACCTGGTTCTCGCTTACGAACCATATCTTCCGAAGGGTCTTCTTTGGTTAGATCAAGGTTGGCGTGTCCTCCGGAGTAAAGACTCCATCGGTACGGAAAGAGAGCGTGATGGCTGTTAAGCCAGTTGAATTGCTCCATGTCTTGTAATGCCTGCGGCATACGAGCAGGATCAACATAGTCATTGTTAACACGTTGTTTTCCTATAAAAGTTGCATAGAATCCAGATATAGCAGGCAAAAACACTGCATAGTCATTTTGTTTGGCTGTAAGATTGTCTTGAGTCATAGAAGTTTACAGAGTTTATTAAGTCGTAATCTCTGAGAAAGTAGGATTTAATTCTATTATAATATGTTTTGTTATTGTATACAAGCTTCTTGAAATAAGCAACTAAGTTCTGATTATCAAACTGCGATGCACTTGTATTCACATAAGGCCTATTGGCGAATTTAAATTTATAATCAAAATAACTATCAAGATTTTGATTGAGATTTGCATCACAATAAAAAAATACACCATCTTTAAGATCAAATGGTTCTAAAAACCATGATTGCTGTTCAGTATGATCATCAAATACTATTTGATCAAAAATCAAACGATCGACTAATTCATTACTTTGTTCAAGATAATGTGTACTACCAAAATTTTCACCTAAGATGTTGGTTGTGATATGTTGCGCTATTCCCGTAATCCATCTTTCAACCGGATCACGTAATATTACTATGTAGTTTTCTATATCCATAGTCATTCCAAGATGCATGTGTTTCCAACCGGTATCTTTAAACACTTCCCTTAAAAAACTACTTGCATTTTTTGGAATGTTAATATAGCACTGTTTAAGTTCACTGTGATACATACACGTACCAGTTACGTAACCTCTTCGGGTCCAATAATTATTACGTAACGGATGTACTATCACTTAGTCTGTGCTGGCAAAATATAATTGTAGATCGCAAGACCTGAATCAACAGTGATTTGTGCAGCACCTTCGTCACTGAAACGAATCATTTTATCTCCTGGTAGACTTAAAATACTAATTACCGCAGCTACCGGCCAATTCCATGCTTTGGTTAGCGATCCTGCTACATCGTGTGCAAACACAAAATTACCAGCATGACTACTATGATCACCAAAATAAAATATCAAGTTGTTGTTTTCAATTTTGGCAATAAAAGTTGTTTCTTCGCTGTTTGCTTGTGCTTGAAATTTTAATCTTTGAATGGCAGCTACACTTGGTTCAATTTCTACTCCCCACTTGACACCTTTGAATTTTACGGTCTTTAATTTATCGTTAACTACATTGGCAGTCATCAGTCGATAATCATTTTTAAAATCACCATTTTTATTTTTAAATGAAATTCCGTCAGGTTCGCCATCATTCTTTTGAGTCATTACAATAGAGGCATCTTCTTTGTATTCAGGAATGTTGAGAATGGTATTCAGTTTACCCAAGTTTGGCATGCCAAATGTGCCAATGAATTCTGGAACAGGATTGTGAAATTGAGCCTGAATAATGGCAATTCTATCTTCGCTAACTGCATCAATAGTTGTTGTAGAGTCTGTGCCGGTAATTTTAATCAAATCAATAAAACCAAGACCGTGAGTGTGTTGTACGATATCGTGTAAATAATCTTTCATGTGTTTCTCCAATAATAGTTGTTAATATAACAAATCTATTTAGATTTGTCAATGGTTGATATTTTTTATTTCGCCAAGTGCCTGTGAAGCTTTGATAGTTTTCAGTTCGCCGGGTTTTCTAAATTCTACCCAGGATATGTTTGGATCGTAATCGCGATGATCAATCAACTCAAATCCAATACTTTCACACATGGGTACCAACATGCTTCGAGGCACGTAACTCATGAAGCAACTTTCGGCATAGGCCGCTCCAACACCGATGTCGGAGTTATTGTAAGTAAAAAGAATTACTCCGCCTGGTCGTAACCATTGATACGCAGATAGCATCCACTGCTTGATACTATCAAAACTTAAATAGTTAAAAAAATTGTAGCTAAAAATAAAGTTAAATTGATTAAAAGGCAAATTGTCAATTTTATTATCTTTAATCAAATATTTCCTCACACGCGATTTGTATTGATCGTGATAATGTTCTACAGCTGATGCCAAAAATTCTTGATGTACGTCAGCAATGTAGAGTGGATCACTGGCAATTAAATATTGAGTGTATTCACCATCTCTGCAACCAATTTCAAGAGCAGGGTATTTAAAGTTACTGTGTAAATATATTCTACTTAGTAAGTGTTTATCAGGGCTGTCGTCGATGTCCATTCTAATACGACGCCAGTGTCTATAGTTTCTGATGTTTTGTGGTAACATGTCGTTATCAGGAAAACTCATTTCAAGATCATAGTTTTTTTCAAAAAATTTAGAACTTAATTCTGTTATCTTTTTTTGTATTTCGTCTAACAATATTTTGGCATCAATTAACGGGGTAGATAAATCTTTTTGAATCTGATCATATTTACTAATAATGTTGTCTATGGATTTTTGATATTCTTCATTTACACCATATGAAACTGTTTTAAGATTTTGTTTGTTTTTTTCGATAACAGAAGCCATAGACTCTAAATCAATCGCTGTTTGTAAGCTGTTTCTGAAATTGATAAGTTCATGTAACTTCATTGATTATCACCATTTTGGATATTTATTCAAAGGTGAATAGCGTATCAAAAGTTGTTTTAATATCTGTATGATTTGGAATGTCCCACTCCAATACCCCTAACAAGTTTTCTACTTTTTGGTCAACAATAGTGGCCTCCATTTCTGAATCATCAAATGGCAATTCTTTGAACCATGCAGGAATATGACTTTCGTCTGTGGGATATCCTACGCTTGTGTACCCCAGTGGATTATCTTTAAGCTTGCACACAATAGTTTTCATGCCGTCCACAATAGCCATACTGTAGTTGTCGCCATGCATACGACGCAAGTTATTCCAATTCATTGCAGCTCGTACATGACCGGGCATATTTGCACGACCCAGTCGTTCTTCTTCCTTGGTGTACTTTGTTAAATTGTTGACCCGCTTGGGTGTTCCTTTTTCCCATGCCGGTCTATCCTGAAAAGACAATTTAAATTCACGTACTTTGTCATATATATGTTCTTGTCCTGATCCGGTCAGTACATCATGTAACAATTCGCTCAAAAAATCTTGCACAACTTTAGGAGTATCAGAACGCTTGAGATCGAGACCCATGGCCTTGACTTTGCCTGGCTTACCATGTGTATCCAGTCTATTGCCTTCGAGATCGTAAATCAACACAGCATAGCGTTTTTTCTTTATGAATAATCCCTTAGAAGCAACAAGTTCCCGTCCTCCTTTGATGAGCGTACCCATTGATCTTGGTACATGACAAGCTCGCTCCATAAAGGCAGGAAAGGAATCATTGACTTGATCCGCGATGCTATCATATAGTTGGGCACAGATGTCTTTGTTCCATTCCATTCTACCCGCTTCAACCTCGCTTCTAACTGCAGACCAAGCTGTGAAATAGCATGAGTCAGTGTCACCATAGATGATGGATTTGCCGACATGATCGTATTCTCCGAATATGCACTCATTGATATACGCATCCATGTGTCGGGCAATAATGCGCCCGGTGAGAGTAGTACTTTGACCAATTCTTTTGTCGAAAAATCTACAACCTGGATTGAGAATTGCTCCGTAGAGACTGTTAAGATTAATCTTTTTGACCAACTGTCTCTTATCCCAGAAAGCCTTGTCCTCATCAGTAGTTGCTTCTTTTTTCTTTGCTTGCAGTTCCTTGCGTTCTGCATACCACCTTTCTAACAGTCCAGGCACAACAGCCTTTTGTTCATAGCTAAAAATTGTACCATTGGCACTTATCATCCAAGGTTGATTGCTATCAAATACCATACGCCAAATGTCAGCTGCACTCATGACATCACTGCCGCCGGCTTCCCAGTCGATGGTAATTTCTGTTCCGGGTTCGCCGTTCATCACAGCAGTATATTCAAGACTACCAAACATGTTTTCCCAGGCATCTGCAAAGCTACTGCCCGAGGCCATTTTGTCTTGAATATATCTGTCGGTCATTATCGGTCTGAGTTGTCCAATAATCGACTCTTGTGCCATGTTAAGAGCGCGGATTGCTGACGGGTAGAGCGAGTTGATGTCAATTGCGCCGATCCAGTCGTGCATGCCTTTCTTGGGGAAAGCAACATAGGCACCTGCTGCTTGTGTGTCTCCTTGGTCATCTCTTCCTTTCCTATTAGGTACAACCATACCTCGTTGATGTGCTTCATTAATAATCGCCTGCTCGGTTACAGCTACCGCTCCCATTGTAGTAGGAAGCAATACAGTATTATCATGTGCCAGTTCATTGGCCAAATCTAAAAATCTTAATTTCTTATCCAATTTGGCAACAAGCATGGTATCCTGCCTGTTGTAATCAATGAACTTAGGAAAGTCTTTGTTGTATAGTTGATCCAGCGTACCTTCATATTGTGTTTTACGCTCATCGAGTTCGTATTCGCCAATGGCATCCAGACTATAGCTGTGTCGTTCTTCATAAGTGTATTTGCGATACAGTTGCATATAGTCCATATGCACTCGGCCAATCAAGTCGAAAGTCAAGTTTTCTGCACCAAAGCGTTCAAATGTTCTTTGCTTGGGCAGTTGCCCCCAAAGACAAAATCTACGTGTATCGTCTTTGCTTAATACTTTAGTAATACGCATGACCATGTAAGGAATATCAAAACCCTCTGAGTTCCAACCGCTTAGTATGTCTGCGTCGTCGATTATGTCAAGGAAAGTGTTAAGTAGATCTTCTTCGCGTTCAAACAAGAAACAGTTATCATATTGATTGCAAATTTCTTGTGCAGTCTCCCAACTATAACTTTTTGGAGGGACAACAAGCGTGACCATTTTGTCCATCCAGTCAAGATAGACACTAATAGCAGTAATTGGATTAAATGGATCTTCAGGTCGACTAAAGCCCCTTACTGGATCAAAGTCAACCTCAATATCGAAAAACGCAGTATGTAACTGGGGAGATGTTGCCCCCAGATAGTTTTCTTCGAGACAGCGAAATACCGGATTAATATCCGACTCCCAAAGTCGTTTGTTAGAATTGATACGTAGTTCTTTTTGAAATTCTTTCTGCGAACGACTCGAAAACCTGCTAACAGGAGTACCATACACAGTACGAAATTTACCACGCGGGTCATCGTAGTAAAAGATATAGGTCGCGGGATATTCCTTGTATACACGTTCACTACCGACACGTTCAACAATGTGAATACGATCCTGACCCCGGTCATATAATGCATCAACATAACTCATGTGTGTATTTTATTTTTTATAAAAAAGTAAGTCAATTATTTGCTCGCAAACAATTGCAAATCGTAGCGCCAACCACATTAAACCAGCAATAAACACACCCATACCTATCCAATAGCCAAGTATAGATAAAAAGATATTAAGCATTGGCAAGTATTCTTATATAACCTAAAGCGTCAATGGTAGTAAGCAAGAGGTAGTTAGCCAGCATGCCAAAACTACCACGACTATAAGCTGCCCAACTATAGATAGCGCAGCCAGTGATCCACATAGGGTAAAGAACCATGAAGGGAGGGTCTGGTACGGTGACAGCCATGATAACGCTACACCCAAGACTAATAGCCCAAGCAACCAGCTCGGCAATAAAGCGCAAAGGATGACTACGCCAATCATCTCGTACCCAAGTAGCTATTCCAGATACAGAATCTATCAAAGAGTTTTGCCTACTGTTTGAAGAATGGTATTTAGTTCTTCATTATCAGCGTTCTCTTCACCAAGTTTTGATTTGAATGCAGTACGAATAGCTTTTTTAAGAATAGAAGGTTTAATCTCCATTTCCTCTGCTACAGCCTTAATTGTGTCACTCAATCCAGCGTTGAGGTCTTCGACTTCTTGCATAATAGTCATACCTTCGTTGATAATTTGTGTAAGTTTAGCTTTTTGTTCGGAAGAGAACATACGTGAGCTCATAAAATCTCCTATGTGTAAAAATACTATTGTATATGAATATATTTAGAATTGCAAGAAAACTTTGCTCACTTTAATCCTCTGGGCACGACTCCTTTGGATAGCGCAGCAGCCGCGCCTTCACGGTCCTAAGGTGAAGACTTATTTTTTGGGTTCACAGGTCCTGGTTCTTTGCATAGTGCCATCTGGTTGACGCTCTTCTCGCCACTCCGTACATACCTGTGTTTCTGTTTTTTCTGGCAACACTTGATCTACAGTCCAGTTAGCTGCCATCCAACCCATTGCACTAAAAAAGCCCCAGACCAATATTTCTCCTATCATTTTGGTAATCTTCCTTGAATAATTTTGACTACTCGATCACTTAAAACCACTTCATAATGATTATATGCAATTTCAATAATATCCATATCCTCGCCATGATGTTTTTGACTTGCAATAGTTACTACACCATCATTTTTGCCCATCACCCAGGGTGTATCACCGTTTATAGTTACGATGTTACACCATGGATGTTTGACTTTGATTTTGCTTGCTTCTCTCATTGCCCAACTGTTCGGCCCTATATCTTTAAGCAATCTACTGTATGGTAGAAAATATTTTGCCACATCAGCAACTTCTGCTCCACCATATGGCGTACTAATTGTAACTGCGCCTAATACATTTTTTGGTATACGATTGGCTAAATGTAAAGCATATATACCACCAAGACTATGACAAATAAAAAATATATTTTGAATATCTTTTAATTGATTGTACATATCGTCTAAGTTGTGTTGAAAACCATTTCTACTGTCGTAGTTTATAACTAAATCATTTCCGCCAATATGTTCTCTAAGATAATTAAAGCTTTCACTTGTGGCATTAGCTCCATGTATATAAACTAACTGTGTCATTACGAATACTCCGACCAAAGATTAGAAAATTTGAGTGGACTGTTTGGCCAATACTTTGTTTCTTGATCCAAGTGCCATTTGTTGAGATCATCACAATTAAGCTTTGTTGGTTTTAAATTTTTTAAACTATTTGCCATATCTTGTAAAAATTGTTTTTGTACAGGCATTGAATTATGATACGATTCTGAAAGTTTTAATTCTTCGATAGCCTTATTGATATACGATTGGGGCAAACTTGAAACGCTAAGAATTTCTGGATAATGTAGTTCACTCCATCTAATAGATGGTAAGTTATTGTCTGCAAAATATTGATGTAACTCGGATAAATTTAATGCATTATAAACACTATATTGACTGGTAATACCAATATTATGTTTGGTGTTTTTTGTTAGCTCAATAAGATATTTGATATTTTTTCTAATTAAATCCCAACTACTGCCTCTACGCACATATTCAAAACGATCTTCTACAGTCTCGAAACTAATATCCCACATGACATTATGTTTTTCTAATAGTTTATTAAAGATTTTGTTATTTTCCAATGGTACACTTAAATTTGTAATCACATTGATATTAACATGATCTCCAATGACATCTAATAGACTGTCATTTTCTTTTTGTAATAATGGCTCGCCGCCTAATAAAGCTAAGTTTTTTATTGTTGACTTGTTATTTTCTATTAGATTTAAAATACTTGGGAGTGTATTTGAATAATCAAGTCTTGGCACTGGCTGTTGTTTCAACATAGCCCATTGACTGCTTGCTTCGTGATCACAATATACACAGCTTAAATTACAAGTATTTGACCAACGGATGTCTAAATTTTGTAGATTGGTGGCATTGATATCTTTAACTTCAATGATTTCATGCTCTGCAATGTTGTTGTACCATGTACGTTCACTTACTGAGCTATGTTTTTCTTGTCGTAGGCATATGTTACAATTGCTGTGTTCCAAGTTATTGTGAACAGAATCTTTAATATTTGATAGTTTGTGGTTTTGTAGCAGATCGTTAATTGGTATTATTCTTAAATCACCAATTTCTTCTGTACCTGCACAACAGGTTTTATATGTTCCTGTTGTGTTAATATGGATATTTGTCCATGGAGCATAGCAGAAATTTTTTCCAATTTCTGAGTGAAGTTTATAAGACATACACTATTTAAGTGTACTGCGTAACATCCAAGAATGTTTTGCATGAGCATCTTGTCGGCTGGCCAAGAAGTCACTTAATCCGTGCATGCCCAATTCTTCTGCGGCTCTGAATACAATTTTGAACATTTCTTCCATTTTTTCACTGTCTTGTAATAATTCAAAAAGCATGGATTCAGCAGGAAGAACTTCAACATCGTCGTCTATTAAACTTAAAATACTGAACTTGGTAAATGATCCTGGTGTATAAGTACGAGTTGCTCTAATTTCTTCAGCAAAAGTGTCTATGCTTCCATAAACTTCTTCATAAATTTTACCAAAAAGTTCATGTAATTGTGGAAAACTTGGTCCTTCTACATTCCAATGAAAGTAGTGTGCTTTCAAGTAAAAAGCATATTCACTTGCGAATGCTATCTTAAGTGCTCGTTGTAATTCATCCATAATCATTACCCTAATAAGAGTATTTATCTGCCCTGTCCGCGATAGGCCTTGTGTGATCGCTTCTCACTTTTGTTTAGTGCGCTGGTTTTGGCTTTGCGACCACCTTGACTGGTGAGTTTGACTACGTGTTTAATTGTTTTTCTATTTGATGATGTTGATGGTTTTGCCATTTGTTTCTCCTTGAATAATTATTTGAATTTTTGGCTTTTTCCGTAATATTCGTCGTTGGGTTGAGATTTTTCATACATGACTGTATCAGTGTCACCCAATCGCCATTTAGGATTTTGTTCAACTACATACTTTCGAGTACAGACTTTAAAGTCTGGAAATTTCATATCTGTAGGGTTACTTGCTGCATCAAAGAATAGACAACGATTATTTGGTTGTGCTGCATATTGTCCATTATCTAATTCTATAAAATTAAAACTCTTATGATCTTCAGGCCATTCACTGTATCCAGTATCTATTGTAGAAGAATCAGGATGAGCATGATCTGCTGTAAAAAGATAATTTCCTGAATACATGTTTTTGTTTTTGGCATAGAATTTGCAACTTAGATTTTTAAGAAAAGATTTTTGTATAATGGTAAAATCATAATCAAAACAATCCCAAATTTGCAATGTGTCTAAAGATAAAAACTGTGATGGATTAAGATCTTCTGTGCGTGATACAAACGCATGCAGAGGTAACTTGTCATAAAGTGCGCCATAATTTGGTAAGTATGCTTCAATTCTAAATGCCTGTCCTCTTATGCTTTTTAATGTTACCCATATACATGGCTCATATTCTCCATGTCCTTTTTGAAAATCATATAAAAATTCTTTACGAATATAACAGTGTACAGGTGGTAGGTTGTGAGTTAGGAATGCCATTAAGTTTTATCGATTTTTATCTCTACCAAACAAACGATTGAGTATACTTACGTTCCCACTACTGGCATCTTGGCCACCACGTACTATATTCATTAGTTCTTGATTGATTGCATTTTCAACATCGTAACGATCAACTTTTGACAAGTTTGTGCCTACACGAAGAGCACCTAAAGCTTGTGCTGCTGGGTGTGGTTGTTCTCTTGGACCGGTGTCTGTGATAGTTGGAATTTGTTCAGCCACTGGTTCTGGCGGCATCATGCGCTTGATGTCTGACTTGGTTAAATTAGGAGGACCATTGGCTGCACCGTACTCGTCCATTTTTCTTTTTGGCTTGGTAGCAACATTGATTGCTGAGCCACGACGCTCAGGATTGGGATCTTCTCTGCGTTTTTTTGCTGCTGCTGTTTTACGACCTTTTTTTCCTAATGAGTGTGCTTTGCTGGACGGTAAACATTTTGGCTTACCTTCGCTTGAATCTCTGCCACCACACTCACCGCGGATCTTGCCGTCCGGACCAAATCTTACCCATTTTTCACGAAACCACTTTTTGAGATCTTCTTCTAATTCCTGTTCGGTCATCTTAACGCAGTTAGGGACCATACGATCACCTTTTTTCTTCATACCGCGCTGTTGGTATCCGTTCCAGCAAGCTTCTAAAAGTTCTCTATATTTCATTTATTTTTTTACTCTTGTAACTGGTTGTTTTAATGTGGTGTTACTTTTTGTACTTTGTGGTGTGACCTGTGGAGTATCTGAAGGTTGATCTACCATATATTTCACATCGCCCCAATTGTACCCGCCACCTTTTGGGCTATATTTGTCAACAGTATGTGGCACCTTTGGTCTTGAGTATTCGAACTTTGAATACTTTCCGCTACCCATATTAAAGTTTTGATCTTTATACCAAGGGTCGGCGGCTCTAACATCACGAGTTACACTATCATCGTCCAACCCTCTTTGTTGTAGTTCTCGCTGAATATCCCAGGCTTCGCTGCCTGGTGCATAGTCTGGTTCAGATATTGGATAAGAAGCCCCACCAGGACAATCAAGTTCTCCTGTTGCTGGATCTTCAACACATCTCTCATTGATTATATCTAAATATCTTCTAAAAAATCTTGGGTCCATTTTATTTCCCTTATTTCTTGCTCTTGTTGCCCCAGTTTTTAGCACCCTTCTTACGGCAGCGTACTAAGGCACCCGACGCATAGGCACTGGGCCACACTTTGTAGCGACTTTTTACTTTGTGATAGCAAGCATCTTGTTTCTCTGCCAGCATCTCGTCTGCATATGCAGCACCGCCACATTCAGGGCAGGTCATACGTTTTTCATTAACAATCTCGTACCCAGCACGTTCAAGTTCTTCTACATATTTTTCTACGTCTTCGTTAGTAATGGTTGATTCACCAAATCTGCTACGATAGCTATTGGGATTCATGCTACGCTTGCTACCAATTACCTGGTGTCCTTCACCACTTAGTAACAAGTCATACATTAGCTTGATAATGCCCATTCTGCTGTCCATGCGATCAAGGGCAGCATCAAACCATGCAACCTTTTCGGGCTTCATGGGTCTTTCGCTTGGCTTAGAAATAAGTGCCATTGCTTGTGCTTTGAGTGTAGGAAGATCGCGAATTTGTTCTAAACGCTTTAGATCCTCCACATCAAAATTGGCTTCGGCCTTGCGTGCTTCACTTACTTTGTATTTCTTCTTTAGTTCTGCTGCTTTTGCAAAACGCTCTTCATCGGGCAGATCGAATGTGGCCTTTAATTCTCTGTAGTATTCGGGATCCGGAGCACCACGCTTTTTACGTAGCTCTTGTTGACGCCGATGTAGTTTGTCTTGTACTGAACCTTCACCTACTGCTTTATTCTTGGGTTCCGGTCTTGGTTGTGGTGCTCTGGGAATTTCGGGAATATCAAATCCACCTTCCGCCACATCTTCCGCCTCATAATCTTTGTAGGTAAGGTTAAGAGCATATTTGATATACTTAGGATTGTTCTTTAATACAGACTGTAGTTTTTCCATACCGGCGTCAGTAAATGTCTGTGCCTTGTGATCCCACATGCCTGGAATGTCACTCAAATCACTAACAACATTTTGTATACGGCCTTTGATTTTATCTTCAATACCAAACAAGCCTTCCGCCAAACCTTGGTACAAAGGTCCTTGGATATACCAACTCAATGAATCTCCGTCATCTCTAACATCAAGTACATTTACTCTATACCCACGATCTATTAACCACGCTTCGGCTTCTTGTGCCAAGAACAATCTTGCTCGTTCGCCATTAAGATCAATGTTGCCTTGATCGCCGCTGACATCAAAAGCTTCTAACCAATCTTCACCAATGATTTCGTACAGTTGGTCATCACTGTACCAACGGCCACCGCCACCACCACTGGGTGCAAATTCTTTAACAACTTTAGCAACGCCAACCCGTTGATCTTTAGGCTCTATAGGCTGCTGACCACGCTCTTGTTCTTTGCGTTTCTTTGCAGCAAGATCTGCCACACTACCTCGGCGTGGCTTCTTAGTACCGTAGCTGAATGGACCAGCCTCATCAACTTTTTTATCTTTGTTGTAATCTGATACTGCTTGTCTTATGCCTGCTTTTTGTTCACGGGAAGGAGCTGCAGGAGGCTGCTGTTGTTTGTTGTAATCAACAGCATCTACATCTTTGCGTAGCTGTGCTTTTTGTTCAGCAGAAAGACCTGTGCGCGGCTGATTGGTTGTTAGTTCTGTTTCTTTGGTGTTTGCACCAGATTGTTCGTAAGTTGCTTTTTTTCCTATAGGAACACCTTTAGGATTTGTCTGTTGCACTTCTCTATAACTCGGCATCAACTTCATTAGGTTAGGGTCTGTAATTTTTTCTCCTGCTTTTAGTTGAGCATTTATTTTATCCAAGTCCTGATAAAATTCAGGTTGATGCTTGTAGGTTTCTTTACTCCACTTATCTAACTTGACTCCTCTTTCTTGCCAAGTGCGACCAATGGTGGGTTGTATGGTTTTATCTACAGGATCAACATAAGTTGACTTGAGTCTTTGTCTTGCATCACCTTGAGCAACTGCACGTTTATCAAAATCTGCCCAGTACTGTTCATCACCTTTTGTTATGCTGTCTATTTGCGGTTGATCACCAACTGCAAACGTTTCTTGAAGATCACCAGTATCTGCATATTTGCCAAAGTGCTGTTGCTGTTGTTGTAAATTTGCTTGCCGCTCTGCATCAGTATATCCCTGTCCGGACGCCATTCTTTGAGAATAATCGGCCATTTTTTCTGGAGTCCAGTTTTTGGCCTTATAGTCTGCCATGTTCTGTTTGTATTCGGCACTGGACATACTGCCTTGTTTGGATATGCGGGTGCTACCATCTGGTTGTGTTTTTGCTTCCCATCCTTGTGGTACATTAAGTGGCGCTGGTTGTTGTTTTAATGGAACTCCTTTTGGATTATATTGTGGAGCTTGTTCTTTGATGTTAGTTTTTTTATAACCAGACAACAATTCATCACCAACTTCGTCTAACTTTTTTTTGTTATCGCCAAATATATCGTTTATAAACATTTTACGCTTGCCCTCTTAGTCCTGCTACCTGTCGCATAAGGTCTTCTATTTGTCTGCCTAACGCTACTTTTTGTCCTTGCATCTGTTGCATACTCATTGTTTTCTCTACAGGATTGGCACCTTGAGGAAACTGCCTGTTAAGACCTGCCAATTCTGCTCGAGCGCCGTTAACTTGGGCTATCAATCCAGCAATTTGATTTTGTTGATCTCGTTTGCCGGCCACTTGTTGTGCTCGTTGTGCAGCAATTTCAACCGGATCAGCATCATCATTGCCTGGCCCCACTGCTGTTCCGGCAGCGCCCCACTCGCTGATAGGAGTTTCGTTTTCGCCCCACTCTGGCCACCTTAGGTCTTTAGGATTTCTTTTATCCTTGGGAGGTACCATTACATCTTGTGGTTTTTTTGGTTCTTCGGGTTTGAATTCTTTGGCAGATCCGGGTTGGTACGGATCGTTTTCCAAGTTGTGCTTCAACTGTTGAGCCATTTTTTTCATCTTGGGATCCAGTGGAGCAAACCGTCCCGTGATGTTACGAACTTCGTCTTGCCATGGACCGCTGTACTTTTTAAGTTGTACAGGTTTATCTACACCTGGAAAATGTCCGGCTGGAACGGTAATTTCCCATCCGTGAATATTTGTAGGGTCATTGGGGTCGGCGTGAATTTCAATGCCTTCATTGACTTCCGGTTCCTGTTTGTATTCCTGCCATTCTTGAAACAGATCTCTTTTGACAGGATCACTGTTGATTACTTGTGTCAGTTCTTTTAATAAATTGTCCGAGCTTTCATTGGCGCCAACCAATCTACCTGCATAAGGATGTTTTTTGGTGCCTTTGCGGGGCATAGATTCACTGCCACGCACTTGATCACCAGGCTTCTGGCCAACTTTCTCGCCGGCAAACGTATTCATCTTTTCAAGTAAATGACGCATGTCGCTCATTAGTAAACGCCTTTACCTACACTGATTTTTTTTGGCTTGTGTGCATTAGCAATCTTCTTTGGCTTGCCTGTTCCAGGCTTGCCAGCAGGACCTGCCATACTTGTTGCAATACCGCCTGCGCCACTCGCTCCTGCACTGGCTGTTTCATTTACCTGTTCTGTGTCGTCTTTTGGTTGATAAGGAGTCTTGGTTGTTACATCAAATCCTATACCTTTATCTCTGCGTACAGTACCTGCAGGACCCATATCGTACGACGCAGATTGCACAGTGCTCTGATCTGGGCGTTTGGTTTGCGAGATACTGAGATCGCCCACATTATAATTAGTAGTTGTTGTACCGGCCTTAGCATCAGTAGTTTTACTCATCCCGCCTATAGTTGGTGTTGTAGTAGTTTGTTCTTTTACTTTTTTTTCTACGAGTAATCGATTAAGAGCATAGTTAGCAGCACTTTCAGCAAACGGCATTAATTCTGCTTGTTCACTCGCTGCCTCATATTTCATATAATCTCGAACACTTTCCAAGTACTCACTGGCAAGTGTTAGTTTGCTTTGAACCCACCCTTCGAGACCTTCCATTTCGCTGATGTCTTTTAACAAGCGATGGATTTCAATTGCAGCTTGTGCTGCACTGTACATTTGACTACGAGCCATTTGGACTTCGTGATCGCGATGCATGTCATCGGCTTCTTGTGCAATAACGCTACTTTCTACTACAAATTCTGTTGTTTTCATAACTTTACCTTACCATATTTAATATTTAGTAGTTACAAGCAAAGGTCCACTGTTTGTTCTCATAACCGTCTTTACCAGGCTGTCTTGGCATTTCTACATTGTCCACAAGCAATCTTTGCAACTGAAAATTACCGTTGTCGGAACAATTTTCAATTCGTACACAATGCACGCCGGGTATTAAATCACAAACCATGTTTTCTTGTATGTAATAATCATAACCGGCCCAACCAAATGTGCGTTCTACTATCATGTCGTTGTCTACATATATTCTGTATATTGGTGGATCCCCGCTCCAATGACATAATACATCAAAACGCATGTGCCTTTGAAACATTATTTTTTCCTGCCCTGGCAGTGTGCTCGCTGACTGAACCCTCGTGGATTACTGCAATTGATTGAACGCTTGTATTTGGCTGACCATTTTTCCTTAAGTGTATCAATTTCTTCTTTGAGTTTTTTATATTTCTTAGTAAGATGATAACCTGCCATCATACGTGGTAACGTACTGGCATTAACATCATTATCATCACCCATGGTAGCCATCACATAACGCGGATCTTTGCTATTTTTTACCACTCCTACTCCGGCTGCCTCTTCATTTACAGTTTGTGGAATTTTGTCTAAGATTCTACCCAGTTCGGCATCATCTCTGCCGTACATTTGTAGCAAATATTCTGATCTGCCTTTGGGGTCATTTCTCACTGCGTTCCATGCAGCTCGAGCCGGGGTGCCGTGACTAACATCTACTGGTTGATTGTTTATTGTAATAACTTTTTGACGTTCATCTGCAATGACCACATATCCGTGCTTGTCAGCTGTAGTGCATTTGTCTAAACTTTCGAAAGTTTTGAAGTAGCCAGGATTACCATCTTTTTTAACACTGTCAGGACGAAGTCTATCTCGGTCTGGTGCACCTACTGCTGCTATGAAAATAGTATTAGCAGGATTGAACTGAGGTTCTGGGAGTTTGTACGGATTTGTTACTTCGATGATACGATCGCTGGGTATACCAGCCGCATGCATGAATACTGTTTTGTCTGAAAAGTTAAATGGACTTTTAGGAAGTTCTACTTTGTTACTGGTAGCTATAAAAACATTATCTCTACCAAACTTACCCTGTAGACTATGAAATACTTCTCCATGCCCAAGATGGAACGGTTGAAAACGTCCAGGATATAGTACTACTAACCGAGGGCCGGCTTCTGCAACATAAGATTCAAAAAGATCAGCAATGAGCATGGAAAATCCATTATATTGCTGTATTTAGCTTAAATGTTTTCGAGTAGCCAAATGTAGAATGGACTTGTGAACGGCAATTTCCAAGTACCATTCCACCCTAAGTTAACACAGTTATTAACGGATTCCGGCAACGTTTCGCCCTTACGGAATACGTCAGATTTGTATCGTTCTGGGTATTCTGGATAATATTCACTAAGCGACCACTTTAAAGGGCCTAACTCGATTTGATCAATTTCAATAGTATCTATATTAAGAAGTAAATCTTGGATAATATTACCGTCAGAATCGATCACAGTATCGCCAAACCCTTTGTTTAAAAGTTCTATCTCTATGGTATTTGATTCTTGATCGATTTCCGCATCAAATTCAAAAAATTCAGTTTCGTTTACTTGGCCGCGAATTTTTTCATGTATAAATTTTTTGCCGTTGATACTTATTTTAAATTCTGGTTGTTTTTTAGTAGAAGACCCACTAAGTCCAAATTTAAAATTTAAAGTTTCTTTATCATGCATATTATATCCTCTTACCCTGGCACTTTTTGAGCCATTTGAATTGCATCTTGAAGTGCTCGTGGTGCGCCAGAGGCAGCATCAGTAACTGGCTGACCAAATTGCGGCATTTTGCTCAGATCGCCTACAAACTCGTAATGTCCAATATGATTCAGCAACACTTTGCCGTGTGCCCAAATCTCACCACCCAACTTGCTCCATCTACGACAGAACAGCCAATCTTCACTCAAGTAGTGACCTTTTTCGTCAATGGCTACATCAAAGATACTGAACATGGTTGGTTCGTACTGTTTGCCCAATCCTACATCATCAACATATTTGCATTCAGGATGTGCTGTACAAAGCTTTTCGTATACGTGCCGCTTGAACAGCAAGAAACCTGTGCCCATGGTGTCTACAGTAAAGATGTCGCCTTGTACTTTTGTTTCTGGCTTGAGATTGATTACATAGTTAACAGGTAATGCTTTTTTAGGATACAGACCGCCAATTACATCCTTGTCACAAGCTATCATTTGTAGTATTGACTCAGGTTGAAATCTAATATCGGCATCAATGAACATAAAATGTGTTGCTGCTTGATTGGTCATCATTTTAGCCATAAGATTGTTACGTGCTCGGGTAACCAAACTCTCGTTCACCATTGTGTCTAATGACCAGTTTAAACCAACTTGTTGAGCCATCAGAATAAATCTTAGCAAAGATGTCATTGTTGGTTCACTTACGTTGCCACCATAACACGGCATACCAATATGCAAGTGACATTTACTAAAATCAAAAGGTTGTCCTTGTGGTTGAGCCTGTTGGGCAGAACGTTGTGCAGCCGCTTGTTTGATTAACGACACAGCATCTTGCTGAGGTGTTGATTGTTGTTTTTGTTCAGCTGCTGCTTTGATAGCAGCTACAGCATCGGCTTGTGTGGATGCATTGTCTCCAATTACTTTTTTGGTCATTGATTTCTCTCTTGGTTAAATTTTGATTAGGCTTTGTTTACTTCGACAACAACACCGTTGCCAAACAATTCTTCTGCTACTGATCCTAAAGCTGCAATAATCTCGCTGTTGGCAAGATCAGGTGCATCTACGGCATCAGAGTCTTTTACTAATTTGCTTATGGTAATAACAATTACCTCTTCATGTATTTTTGCCATTTGGGCTTCCTTGAATAATAGTATTATTTATTATCCAAGCAAACCAGCTCTGAAACTTCTCTAATTATATCTGGATTAATAAGAGTAATAAATGTAGCCACATGTCGATCATTTGAATAAAAATACGAACCCCAAATCCAGTCATGAGGTCTGCTCAAACTTTCTGTGGTGTGTTGATTAATTCTTACCAGATCTCCCAAACTTTGTAGATAAGATAGAATCTGAGTTCTGGTATCGTATGAGAACTGTTTTTCTTTAAACCATATTCTATACTTATATTTTGGAGGCTTTTTAACTAAGACAACATGTTTATCTAAAATAGCTTTGATTTCGTTGTTTTCAGGACCGGTAATAGATGTTATCTTACTCCTATTATCCGGATCAATTGAATGAGCAACTGATTTGATCATTAACTCATCTGTGGCATAAACAGATATTTTTGGTTCTTCAGTACGTATCTTTACGTCGGGGTACTCGTAGTAAAGATTACTGAGGCTATGTAGAAATCCGACATCTGCTTCTTTGAGGTATTTAAACAATTGCTTGTTATGCCACGAACCTTGTCTTTTATAGTCGCGCACCCACCCAAGACGTTTGCCAATGTCAATGGCTATATCATTACACCTGATACTCTTGCAACCTGGAGCATAAATGTCCAGTCTGTAATAATATTGATTGTAAAATTGTTTAGTTGATGATAATACTTCAATACTTGGAGATAGGTTCTTCCAATACGATATATCCATTTTCGTCTATTCTATGGTGAAGGTTAGAAGTTTCTACTGTTTGAAATACGAATTCTTTGTTGGAAAAATCAACAATTATAGTGCTACCTGATGTAATATTTTCAAATAAAATCTTTTTACTAAGTGGAACCTTAATTACATCGTTAATTTTACGTTGTAACGGTCTTGCGCCCATTTTAGGATCAAACCCGTTAATTACCAATTCATCAACTGCCTTTTCAGTCAGTCGTACTCGTAATTGTTTATCTTGTAGTAAGTCGTTAAGTTCGTTAATAAACTTATTGACAATTTTTCTCATACTCAAATTATCAAGTTTACCAAATTTTACTACCCCGTCTAATCTATTTCTAAATTCTGGTTTAAAAAAGTCTTTAACAGCTTTGTCATCTTCACCTTCGCGCTCCAATGCAGTAGTAAATCCAATGGTGTTTCTATCATTGTCAGCTGCGCCAAGATTACTTGTTAATATAATAATTGAGTTTCTACAATCTGCTTTTTTACCATTACTACTGGTAATGGTGCCTTCGTCCATCATTTGCAATAGAATATTACTAACATCGGGATGTGCTTTTTCAATCTCATCCATTAGGATAATGGAGTTAGGATTCTTTTCGACGTCCGAAATAAGCAATCCGCCGCCCAAATTACCATCATCATATCCAACATAACCCGGAGGAGCTCCGATAAGTTTGGCAACAGCATGACGCTCTTGATATTCACTCATATCGTAGCGTATTAACTTCATTCCTAAATTTTCCGCTAAAAGTTTCGCCAGTTCTGTTTTACCTGTACCAGTGGGTCCTAAAAATAGAAAATTACCAATTGGTTTATTGATTGATTTTAAACCTGCTCTACTTACATAAATTTTTTCTAAAACAGATTCTACTGCATTGTCCTGACCAAAAAGTTTATCTTTGATTTTCACTTCAAGATTTTCTATGCCCTTGGTGTTTTCTGTGCTGCCAATTTGTTCCGCAGGAATCTTGGTCATTTTGCTTAATGCATCAACTATGTCCGATCTATTTACAACCCAACTTGATTGAGATAGTTTACGTTTTGCACAACATATGTCAACAAGGTCAAGAGCTTTGTCTGGAAGTTTTTTATCTGTTTGATATCTTACACTCAAATCAACTGCTGCTTCAATGGCACTGTCGCTAATTGTTCCGTTGTGAAATTTCTCAAAATGAGATCTCAGTCCGTATAAAATATCTTTGGCCACTTGCGGACTTGGTTCATCAACTGTAATACGCTGGAACCTACGCATCAGCGCACGATCTTTTTCGAATGTTGTTGTGTACTCTTCCCAAGTGGTGCTTGCTATAACTTTTATTTTTCCTTTAGCCAGTGCAGGCTTTATCATATTACTAAAATCAGGTCCACTGTTACTTCCTGATCCAGCACCGCGCATCTGATGAGCTTCGTCAATGAATAGTATTGCTTTGCCTTTTACTGTAAGAGCTGCGATTATTTCTTGAATCTTTTCTTCAAAGTCACCTCGGTACTTGCTTCCGGCAAGTATAGTGCCAATGTCAAGATTGTAAACTGTATAGTCGTGTAGATATGAAGGTACTGTTTTGAGAGTAATCGACAGCGCCAATCCTTCTGCTATAGCAGTTTTACCAACACCAGGATCTCCGATTAACAACACATTATTTTTGTTTCTACGTGCCAATACTTCTACTATTTCATTTGTTTCATAATTTCTACCAATAACTGGATCAATTTTTCCGTCTGTGGCCAATTTATTTAAATTGGTGCAAAAGTGTTCCAGTACTTTATCTGCCCTTGAAGTATCAGTAATTGTTTTACTGGAATCGCTTTTATAAGATTTATTATAAAGTTCTACAAGTTTGGCACGTTCTAACCCATACTTGACCATGAAATAGTGTGCATAACTATTATTTTCGGCATGGATACTAAGAAACAAGTCAATTAGTGTTATGTGAGTTCTGGCACTGAACAACACCTGCGTGAATGCCCGATTGAAAGTTCTTTCGAGAGCATGAGTTTTTTTTGGTTCTCCGTCAACACTGACCAGATCAATTTGTGAAAGTAGATAAGCATCTAAATCATTTTCCAGTGCATCTACGTCGGCACCGTAATTAACAAGTAAATCTCTAAATGGTTCATATCTAAGCATGGATAAAAACACATGTTCGAGAGTCACATACTCGTGACTGAGTTTGATTGCCAATTGAGTCGCTTCTTCAATGACATGATCTATTTCTGAGTTAGTTTGTAACATATCCATATTTAGTGAAGGGAAAACAAGTTTTTTAGAGTTTGTTTTTGTTCATCATTGAGATGAGTTGGAATAGTTATTTTAACAGAAATCAAGAGTGAACCCCTAATATTTTGGTCCATTGCATATAATCCTTGATTGCTTATTCTAAACTTGGTGCCATTTTGTGTACCTGGTGGTATTGTTAATTCAAACTGTCGATTGTCGATGCCATTTACAGTGATGTGCTCACCAACCATGGCCCGCACACAATCAATCTCTACAGTGTGTATCAAATCTAAATTATCAACCTGGAACAGTGTATCATTCTCCACTTGAATTTTGATAAACAAATCGCCTCTTGGTAAACTTTCAAAAAAGTTGTCTCCAAGATTGGGATATTTGATTGTGGTGTTTGCACGTACTCCTTTAGGAATACGTACATCAACAGCTTGTCGACCACCATTTGTGGTTTGTATGCTTATTGTTTTTTGTTGATCGTTTAATGTAGTCGACAGTGGTACAACAATATCAACCTGCATATCTTTATTACGCCTTGGTTGTCTAAATGCACCAAAAGGATCCCCTCGTGTACCACCAAAATCTTGCCCAAAAGCGAATCCAAAGTTTCGAAGCATGTCCTCCATGCCCGGCGGCATACCGCCGCCAAAATCTTGGCCATTGATGTTAAATCTTATTCCGCTATGTCTACGCTCAGCATCATAATGAGCACGATGTTGTTCGTCACCTATGACATCGTAAGCTGATTGAATTTCTTGGAATTTATTAGTGTCACCACCTTTATCGGGATGGTGCTGCATGGCGAGCTTGCGATAAGCTCGTTTAATTTCGTCTTGACTGGCTGTTTCGCTAACACCTAAAGTTGCGTAATGGGTCATAGATTGCTATTATATACTACAAATGAAAAACGGTCAACACTTTTAAGGCATTGACCGTTTGATTAGACGAATTTCAATTACTTTTTAGCGTCTTTGCTTGCGCCATCAATTTTGGTACCTTCCAGTTTTTTGTGCACCTTGATTGTTTTGCAAACTTCTTTTTCTTTCTTGGTCTTGTTGTCAAATTCTTTAACACAAACCTTTTTCTCCTCGGCTGCATAAACACTGGATAGTGCAAGTACACCGATCATTAATGCTATAAAATAATTCATTTTGGATTATCCTTTTTAGTAAATTTTTCTGATGCTGTAAATCCTAATCCACCCAATACAATATAACTTATTGCATCAAATGTTTGCTGACTAACTTTCTTTTCAAAAAACAATTCTGAAAAGAATGCTACTGCTATTAGCAAGAAAGCCAAAAATGTTATGACTCTCTTGCTGCTTGGATTACTCTCGCTTTCGCCTGAAAGCATTCGTACAATAAAGTGCATTATCGTTCCGGATGATCAGGCTGAAATGGTGCTTCTTTGCCACCGAATCCAGGCGATACCGATGCGGCAAAACTTGGAATATCACCAATTGGTGCGGCTGCTACTGCTCCAGTGGTAGATGAAAAAGATGCACTAAAACCGCCACTTGGTGGTAATGAAGGAGCTGGTGGAGGCGTATAAGGCTTGTTAGCGGCATCCAGTGCTTTAGCTCTCAGATCCTTGTCATCTCCGGCTAACATGATACCCGATAATGTACCAGTTAAGAATGTAGCGATAGGAATAATGAGTTCAAAAAACTTGTTATCCACCGGGCTCATTCCGTTCATTGGTTGTGTAACAAAAATAAGGCTGTATAGAACTACAAATACAATTCCAAATAAAGTACAACCTAATACAATACCAATGAAGAATTTAAGTCTGGCGTTTAATTCTTCTGTAGTATATCTTTCTCCTGACCATAGTTCATTAATCATTTACAATCTCCTTTTCTTGGTGCTGGTGTCGGTGCTGATGGCGCAAAAGCGTTTCCTGGTAGTTGCCCAACTTTGTCCTTTTCATACGGAGTTAAGTCTTCGGGACAAGTTCCGTTCGCGCTACAATAGGGTTTTTGGCATTCTTTCTTTTCCCAATTATCTGGGTCTTGACATGGATAACGATAGTTTTCCGTACAAGCCACTAATAATGGTAACAATATTAGTAGTGACAAATATTTCATTAATGCACTCCTAACACATGCAATGCATGGTTGTAATGTTTGATGCGATCTTCAAGTCCAATGTAACCACCATTGATTTTTCTGGTCATTTTCTTGATATCACCTGCGTCTGCTTCCACATTCAACTTGTTAGTTTCCCAGAACCAGCAAGCACTTTGAGCTGCACCTTCAAATGTTTGTGTATATTCTGCTGCTTCTTGGGACGTGATTTCTAAACTGGCAGCAAACCATTGATAGTTTGTTTTACCAGTCAATTGAATCAAACCGCGACCACGGTAACGAAAACCGTCGCCTGACGCTTCGTCGCCGTTGCCCATACGATTGGCGTAGATTCTGTTTGCAATTTTTTCTGGCTTCTTTTCATATGCCTTTGCTAAACTCATTTCTGAAAAATATTTTGGAAATATTTTCATTAGGCTTTCGGCTTTGTAATTTAAGTTTTCAGTTAAGAAAACAAAACTACCAGATTCGTGAGCACACTGAGCAATAAATGATGCAATACGCTGAGGTGTATTAATTTCATAATCCGGTAATAGTTGACTTAATGCTCTATGCCAATGATCAATGTATTGATTTTTAGGCAATAGTTGTTTGAGTTGGTCTTTAGTTAATTCCATATTTGATCCTTTATTTGTTATGTTTTCCGCCACATATTGGGCAACCTTCTTGCTCTTGCATATCTGTTCCTCATAGTACTGCCATTGCTACATTGCAAGCCTGATATATATGTCTTGCCAATTGTTCGTTACCTGCACATTCTTGTGCAGCTCTAATGTCTCTAATTTCGAGCAACAAATAATCTCTTTCGTTACGGTCGATGTCACCGTTTTCGTAAGCCTCATTGAGAGCTTGTATCTCTTGTTCAAGTGGATGCATTATCTTCCCTCCCATGCTGATCGAGCAGCTTGTATACGTTGTGCCGCAGTTTTTGTTCCTAATTCACAAAATGTTTTACTACCGCCTTTGCCCATACGCACAGTGTGAGCGTACAATCCTTCAATATTTTCTGCTTGTGGATCTTGTCTCCATTTAGTATATCTTGCTAAATGTGCCGAACCCATTTGCATTAGGTTCCAATCATCGCCCCAATCAGTTTTGTTGCAATCAACGGATTCCAGTATTCTATCCAGTTCTACCAAGTGATCGAACATGACAGGATCATGATCTCTTGGCCAATACTTTTTAATAGTAGTACAACCTGATAAAGAAAGTATTAAGAATAGTATCGCAAGATGTTTCATTTATTTTACTTCCTCGAATATTTTTTTCTGTTTGGTGTGCCATGTATTCCATTCATCAACTTTAATAGAACATTCATAATAAGTTGTGTAGTTTTCAACTACTGTTTTGTGTAAATCTACTATAGAAACAGCATCACCTTCAATTTTTTTAAGAGTTACACATGGTTGCTTGAGACTGGGTGGTGCTTCGGGAAATTTCATTACCACAGGTACAGTAGTTGAGCACCCGGTTAATAACATCGCAAATAGTAAAGAATAAGTTTTCATTATTTCTCTGCCGCCTTGTTGTGTTCTTGGACTATAATTCGTGGTACAGGACAATTTTTTAATGCATCTTGTAATTCTTTTTGTTTCTCAAGAAAAGCTTTTCGCTCTTCTTCACTCATGTCCTTAACAACTTCAACAGTATCACCTTTGATCAGGCGATTAACATATTCAATTTGTAATTTACCTTTTTCTCTAATAACCTTGGTCTTTTCAACCACTCGTGTTTCTATTTTGGTGTTTGCCTGCTGTGATTTTTGTTCAGCTAATCTTACTTTTTCTTCCATTTCTGCTACACGCTCACGCCATAGCATTTCATTGCTGTAACCACCATACCAATATATACCAGTAACAAGTAGTAGGATACTGGCTAACTGTATCCATTTTCTGTATATATTAAGGAAAGGAATGAATGTTATAAGCCAGCTTGCTACAAGTCCGGCGGCGCCAATACCTATTAAACAATAGGTAAAGAATAGAATTAAGCTGTCGGGTAATAAATGTAATAGCCACATAAAATACTGTTAATTGATAACAGTATTTAGTTCTTTTTGAGTATTTTGAATGTTGGTTATTAAGTTACGATTTTTTAAGAATTCCAAGTATTTGTCCTGCTGTTCAGGTCTAAGCAAAACCCATGCCTTACTTGCTATAGAAACAGTAAGAGTCAGAAACTTTTGCATATTGTTAAACAGTTGATCAAAATTATCAATTTCCCAGTCTGCAATGTTGACGCAGGTCCAGCGTTGTTTTTGAGCGTATAGATCATCAAACTTGCCAAACTTACGTTTTACATAACCAGAATAAAGATAAAATTCGGTTATAAGATTCGGAAATCTTACATTCTCCTGGAAAAAATCTATGAAACTTTTGCCAGTAATTGATTCGGTTTCTTTTATCATTGATAACACTGTGGCAGTGTGAAAAAAGAATGGTACGCCACCTGGACCTATAACGTAGTCCAATTCCACATTGTATAATTTTTCAATGCTGGTTTTAGCTGAGTCAAATACAGGCACTGGTTTGAGTAGATTTGTACAAGCTCGATTTTCTGCATCAAAAAGCAATTCTTTTTTACATGGTTTAGTAAAGAAAGTTTTAGCATCCAACACCAAAGTCCACTCGCAAGTAGAGCGCGAAGCAGCTAAAATTTTACAAAGTTGTTGATTTTCCCACCCTTCGATACGACTTACATATCCAAAAATTGAATAAGGATAAATTACCACCTTATCTGAAAATTTACCGTACCAAGATTTGTCAATCTCATTGGTCACACTATCTTCATCATTGACAACAATATAGATAGTTTTAATATCGTCATACGAAAAATTTTTATCTAACGAACTTGCTTGTATTTTAATAAGAGGAACTTCGGGTTTATAAACAACTGTGATTAAATCTATCATAAAGTATTTAGATTATTCCTGCCAGTGTCCTTACCAAGTTGGTGTGATCATTTTTTGGCGCTACTGTACTAACAGATACCCCTGCTGCTAATTTCATTTCGTCTAACGCTTTATTACCGTATCTACGTAAATAGTCCTCAGTGGTTAATGGTATCAGTAATCTTATAGCATCAGCAGTAACAGGATGTTCTTCAGGATTTGATCTTGCAATTAGACGCCAATTAGTCAATTTTTGATCAGTCAATCGCATGATATCTTCCATCATTAGAATGATATTTTCTGCCAAGTCTGGAATTCTATCTGCTTCTACAAAAACTATAAAATCGCCATCGTCGAGCTCACCTGCACTGATATCTGCATCAATTACCCAATCGTAGCCTTTTTCAATAAAGTTGACCAAGTCAGCTGCTGGTTCGCGTCCGATAATTTTAAAACTGACAACCACAACGTCCTCATCCTTGCCCATTTTACTTTTGTATTCGTCAATGTGCAATTCATCATGAACTAAACGTTTTAGATCATTACTTTCTAAACCTTCGGTAATATTAATATGGTGCTGGCCCATTTTGCTGTCCTTGTGGTGTATTTTCTTGTCCTTGACTTGCTGAAGTTGGGGCATCGCTTTCTGTTTTATACATGTTATCATCAAGTCCTTCTTCGTAACTTTGTTCAATATCTTCTGCGTCAACTTTACCTGTTTCTAATTCTACGCTTCCTTGATTTATTTCTTGCATAAGCTGTTTTGGCATGACTATTTCGACCAACCATATCGGAACTCTTGCCATTTTTGGTACTTTGGTTCCGGGTAAAAAATCTTCTGGATCTTTAATCTTGACAGGATATTGTAAATGATCCTTTTTGTACTTGATTTCGCATCCGTAATCAAGGAGTCGTTGTCCGCCTCTTGGGTCTGGCATTAATTTATACGGCCACATGAATGTGCAAGTTACAAAATATTTTTCATATTTTGGACCTACAACAAGCTCGCCTTTTTTCCAATTGGCAAACGTGTAAACATCAAGCTCATCGATCACACGCTCAAAATCCAGCAAAGTATTTACTGCGCTGTCTGTTAGCGAAATAGTTTTTGTGTTTTCTAATACATCTTTTATATTTGTTGGCATAGAAATTGTATTTCAATAATAGTTATTTACCTATTATTTGCTTGAATATTGTAGGAAGTGATACTGTGTAAACTGCCTGGTCTAATACTTAGCTTAGAAAATTCAATATTAACAACAGTTTTAGCTATCAATTGAGCCGTGTAAATAATTACGTGGACTTGATAAAAAAGCCAAGCCCACTTCAGGGTAAAGGCTATGACAGATCCACCAATTCTAAAGGAGGTAGTCTTGAGTAAGCGCCGTAGAAGCGAAGTCACACAATTACAAGTAGTGCAATTTGATTCATACCAAAAACAACGCCGTACAATTCAATTAATACCCAAGAGTCTCAATCAAGAAACTTATATAGATCTTTTACAAAATCCACAACGTTTAATAGTTTATGCCACAGGCCCGGCAGGAACAGGCAAAACTATGCTGGCTGTGTTGGCCGCACTAAAAGCATTTAGAGCCGGAGAATGCTCTAAGATTGTTATTACCAGGCCCGCAGTAGGCGTTGATGACGAGCAACACGGATTTTTGCCAGGCACACTAAATCAAAAGATGGAACCTTGGACAAGGCCCATATTTGATATCGTAGAGGAGTATTATAGACCACAGGAGGTTGCACGTTTGCTGGAAGAAAAATATATTGAGATTGCTCCACTGGCATACATGCGGGGACGGACATTTAAACAATCGTGGATTATTGCAGACGAAATGCAAAACGCGACACCAAGTCAGATGAAAATGCTGTTAACTCGTTTAGGTGAAAACTCCAAGATGGTCATCACAGGTGATACGCAGCAGGCCGACCGTAGGGCCAAAGACAACGGACTATTGGACTTTCAAAGCCTCATGAAGAACTTTGATAGCCAATATATTGCTGGCGTAGAATTCGCAGTTAAAGATGTTCGTAGACATCCTGCTGTGACTGAAGTTCTTAAACTTTACGGGGAGGTATGATATAGTTAAATACTGAATGCTTAAATATACCGACATCCGCAGCGTTCACTTGGAAATTTCAACAAGATGTAACGCTGCGTGTCCTGAGTGCCCAAGAAATTTCAGAGGTGTTGATACCATTGATGCCTATCCTATCTGTGATATGTCACTCGATCAAGCTAAAAAAATATTTTCGCCACAATTTTTAAAACAAATTCATCATATTTTGATAAATGGAAATTACGGTGATTTTATTACTGCACGAGATGGGTTAGAAATAGTAGAATATTTTAGAAGTGAAAATAAAAATTTAGAAATCGAAATCAGCACTAATGCCAGTGGCAAACCTAACGTTTGGAGTAAATTGGGGGAATTAAGAACCAAAGTTCATTTTAGATTAGACGGCTTAGCAGACACACATCATTTGTATAGACAATACACCGACTTTGATCTCATTTTAGCAAATGCTGCCAAGTTTATTGCGGCAGGAGGATACGCAATATGGGCTTTTATACTCTTCAATCACAATGAGCATCAAATTGAGCAAGCTAAAGAACTATCCAAACAGCTTGGGTTTAAAGAATTTCAAATTGTAGATGCAGGACGTAATGTGGGACCAGTATTCAAAAGAGATGGCACCTACAGTCATAGTTTAGGTAATTACAACGGTAGTAAAAATTTTGAAGAGTTATATTCTCAGCATCTTCATTATGTAGATAAACCAGAAATAACTATTTTGAACTCCGATCACCCTAATAGGAAAATTGACTGCTTTGCTAAAAAACAGAAAGAAATATATATTACTGCGAATGGTGAATTGTATCCATGCTGTTGGTTAGGATTTTATCCCAAAAGTGAAACTGGAAATCCAAGTAACATACAGTTGAGACCAATCATTAAGAATAATAATGCCCTTGAATACGGATTGGAAACAGCCATTGAATGGTTTAATAAAATCGAAGAGTCGTGGACGAAGACTTCGGTGCGTGAAGGTAAAATTTATACTTGTAACGAAACTTGCGGCATTAAATGAGCAAGCTGTTCTACTGTTGTACTAAAATCTTTATGATGAATGGCTGTACCGCCTGCTGCAAACCACTCAGAAATATTACTTAAACGATCGTCTATTAAAATATCTCCTGCCCGGCAGTGAACATGTTTGTCTTTGCTGTAAGGACCAAACATAACAGGGATACCAGGAAAAAAATCCTGTGCCCATATTACTTTATCAAAAAATGCCCAAGGCACATCGTTACCCTTGGGCACAGCAGTAAGAAATTTTAAATCGTATCCATATTGTTTTGCATATCTGCTGCACTGAAATACCAATTTGTCAGCATATGAAGTTTTCAACAGATCTCGATACAGTCTTGCATTACTGGCCAATTTGTACCAAACTTCGTCAGGATAAATTCCAGCGGAAGGTGGTACGCCCAATGTTCTTGCCGCATATTCATCAAAATCAGCAACAACACCATCCATGTCCAAATACAAAGTTGGCATAATTTATTTTTTGTTTATTCGATTATGCAACAGTTGCAGATATTGTGTTTGATATCTTAACTTAGACTCTAAACTTTGAACTCTATCTTTAAGATATGCAACTGATACCATGAGACTGTGTACAGTGTTTTCGTGCTCACGAATTTTTACATCGTGTGTCATTAAATTAGGGCGAGGAGGAGCGTCAGGATTAACAGCTCTTTTCTTTTTAGCCTTCATTACTTTGAATATATTACTCATACATAATATTTATCATCAGGGATGCTTGGAAATTTAACGGCTAAAACTTCGGTATCCTCGACATAGTGGGCATGATACTCTTCTCCGGGTTCACTTACATAAATATCCCCAGGACCAAATTCCTCCCCATTTATTACCATTTTGCCTTTAGTAATCAATTGCACTTCAGTTATAATTTTATGCATATGTGGACGGTCACGAGTACCTGCTTGATTGGATTGCCAGCATACTTCAAAATCTTTGGTTCTTACTACTGCTTCCGGAAAGTCTCCGATAAACCAACCTCGTGCACCTGATTCTTTATGCCGAAATTTCTTCACTGGTTTTGTCCTTATCTATTTCTGCTTGCATTTCGTCCAAAATTTGATTAAAATACTCAGGATCAAGTTTTGCCATTACTTCTGTAATGTATTTGTGATAACCTTTAAAAAAATATTTAAATAGTTCATCAAAGTCTTTTTTATCATTGAAACTGTTTTGCTGCACACATTTTTCACTCAAATTTATAATAATCTTGGCATTAACATCTTGTTTGCGTAATCGTGTACTTATTTGCACCTGCTCATCGTATTGATGATTGGCTGGATCCTTCATATACCCGGGTATATGTGTTTTTTTAGGATCACGCGGTCTGGTTACATAGTGTGCTACCAGATAAATGTTTTGTTTTTTCATGATATTTGACTAAGTTCAACTAAGGTAGCGGAAAGATTAATTTCATGATCGGCTACCAATGAGTGTGTTGCTGCACCTTTGCGAATAATTTTTATTGCTTCATCTTGCCCTTCGACTGTATCCGACCAAAGGTCTAAGTTTTGATGCATCCATGTAAATAGTTGTTCGCATTCGTCGGCGGCAGTGTGCGAACATAGCAGTGTTCTTGCTTCTCTAATTTTTCCTCGCTTGAATAATTCTACTGCATCTAATTTGTAATCAGTGGTACTTGAGTTAGATGCACTTCGAGCCATAGATAACGTACCACTGATACTGTTTGCTTGAAGTAGTTTTAGACAGCTACGCAAGTCGGGATAGGTGGCTTTGACAAAACTATCTAAAGTATCAAGTTCAAATTCTACGCCTTCAGTTATAAGTACTGTGGCAGCACGGCCGGTAAATTCAGTTTGATCAGTCTTGTCAATTACTATTTGTGTGCAACGACTCTTTAATGGGTTTATTATTTTGTGTGCAAGATTGGCTGTGAGAATAAATCTTGCTTGACTTTGATAGGTTTCCATCAAGCCACGCAATAGTGCTTGGGCGTTGTGTGACAAATAATCTGCCTCATCCAATAACACAATTTTCAAATCGCCAAACGGCATTGTGCTAACAAAACCTTCAATTTTGTTTTTTAAAAAATCTACACCATTGTCTCGGCTGGCATTGACTTGAAGGAAATCGTATGGATCAATTTCTAAACTGTTTACAAGGATTTTAGCCAAAGTTGTTTTACCTGTGCCAGCTGGACCTGTAAACAACAAATGCGGAATACTTTTTTCTTTAACAAAGTATTCAATCTGTTCTCGCTGGTTGGGATCAGTAAACACGTACCCATCAATGGTTTGTGGGCGATACTTTTCAGTCCAAAGTTCTTTCATTTAATTAGTGTACGTAAATTGTTGAGGGCGTCAGGAGACAATATCATAGTAAATCTTGTCTGCTCTGCTCCTGGGTCTTTGGCAGTCTCCCATTGACTTGTTAACTTTAAGGTATGATAACCTTCTGGATGATTCATTGGCTCAAAATATCCATACGTATGATATCCGTCGACATTGCTTAGTTCTAATTTCATAAATTGTCCTTGTGTAAACAAACTAAATCTTCACTTCTTTGATCAGGATGCGCTGGTTCCATTGTTTCTGGATAAAAAGCCACATACCCAGCTTCTTCGATTACTCGAAATAGTTCATTTGTATCAGCTTGGCTGTACGCAACGAACCACTCAGTAAAAAGCACAGGTTTATATTTTACAAGAATATCTCTTGAACTCCTAATGATTTCTATGTCATGTCCTTCTGTATCTGTTTTCACAAATCCAATTTTGGCTATTTCTTCTAATGTAAGATATTTGTTGCACATATCCAGTAGAGTCATACCAGATACAGTGATACTTTCCCCGCTCATTCCTGCAACTCTTGCAGCAGTTTCGGCATCCCATGATTCACCAACAAGACCACCGTTGCACATACTATTTTGGTGATCTTTAAAAGTTAAATTATCTGCTGTACAATTGGTTACTGCTTCGTTGGCAATAACAAAACGTCCCAGATGTTGATTGACACTACAATTGAATTTTAAGTATGGAAGTATTACAGGATTTGGCTCCACAGATAGAACAGTGGCTCTACATCGACTCATCATGGGAATAGCAGTATCTCCTGAATGCCCGCCAATATCAATACAGGTCATTCCAGGTTTGATCCACAGCTTCCAAAAGTTTTTTTCAATGTAGTAATCATATATGGTTTGAAAGTCGGGCACCTTTTCTCTTGGGTGATCCATTTCAAACCAATAGCAGCTTTCGCCGCCGGGTAAATCAAGTTGATACCCGTTGCGTAATTTAACAGAAGTTTGCATTATCGTGATATAATTTTCCAGATTTTTTCTTTAGCTCTTTCATTGAGCCATTCTTGCTCGCCTACGTAAGTGGGGGCGTTTTCAATTATTTCATCAAGAATAAATTTAATATTGTAAAGATCTTGTTTACAACCCCACGTAACAAAACCATCCATTCTTGGATCGGTTATGGCATAACCGCAAGAATGAAGTTGAGTTACAATGTTTTCAACATTCCAATGTTTTATCATTCGTACTGTTCGCGAGTTTTACGCTCAGCATGTACTGCGGTTGAAATAGTATCTATATTTTCAGGTTCATCATCTGATACGAAAATAACAGCTTCGGGATCTGCTCGGCGTATAGTAATCTCTTCTCCGTCCTTGACTATCTTAAGACCGCGGCTCCATCTTCCGTGTTCAACAAGCACCCATTGTCCGACCCGAACATCTTGTTGTTCGGGTCCAATTGCGTACACTCTTGCCCACCGTGGACGAATACCGTCAGTTTTTCCATCATCTCCTAATAATAGTATACCGCTACTTAATTGTCTACCTTCAAAACTCATTTCAGTAACAATTATGCTGTTTTTTAATGGACGTATTTCGCCATCTATTTCTACACCAAATTGATATCCACGTTTTTGATCAAACGGATTGGTAACTGCCATCTTTCTCCTCGCTTAAATTCTTGTTGGACCTGTTTTTCGAACAGGTGTTTTTGTCGTTGGTTGATTTTTTGCAACGGTATCTGCCAGACTACCTCGTAGTTTGGGTTGAGCAATTTCTTCTTCAATTGGTGCAGTAGATTCAAATGCCACTATTGGTTCTACCCATTCATCAGTCAAATCTTTTTTGACTTCTTTACGACGAGGCTGTGGTGGTTGATCAATGGCCATTGGTGTGTTTAATTTATAATGTTCCTGCATAATACGGTCTCTCGGAGTTTCTATTTTTCCACCTGGGCCCAATTGATCTCCACGAGCATTAACTTTCATATTGCCTACTGCAATGGCGTCGTCGTTTTGTGCTATAATGGCATCCATATTAACTCTTTTGCCATTCGCTGTTGTATACACTCTTTTCATGTGTGTCTCCTTGTGCGGTTATTTATCGTAAGAATTCTGTTATATCTAAATCATAATACATGCTGTTTATTCTATGCACGCCAATCAAATATAACACATAACTGGCCACACTTGATCCTCTACCTACACCCCATACTATGTTGTTAGACCTCCATGTGTCAATCACATATTTTAGTTGCCTAAGCAAAGGAAATAAATCGCGTTCTTGATATAGCAACAATTCTTGGCCTACTCGCTGTAATTCTTCTTGAGTTCGGCATTGATCCAGTAGCCACTGTGCAATGTTCATGTTGGCATATTCGGCTGGCATATGCCATTGTTTTTGTTTTGTTTGATGAAAAATGTCGACTGAATAATTTTCTGGATAAGGACGATACTCTTTAACCTGGGCAAAATCAGAAAAAGTTGTTCTCACTGCTGCATTGTATTGATCATAATCATCTACCCAAAATTCACCTATATCAAGATCTGGATTCTTATACAATAGTTCGCACAGGTCTGTGCTACTTACGTAAGCTTGTCCAAAATTGTCGTACTTCATTTTTTAATGTCTATTAAATCTTTGAACTTGTCGTTTTTTGCTTCCATTTCTTCCATAAGTTTCCTATTACGAGTATCCATTTCGTAACGATAATTTTCTAATATCATTTGCATTTGTGGAATAACACTGGTAGGTCCGAATCTGTGAGCCTGATTCATTTTTTGAGTTAGTTCGTTGTATTTTTTGTGTAACTCTTCGTTGGATAATTCTGAAAGATTGGAAACCAATGGGTGCATGATATCTCCTATAAAAAAGCTGGGCCAATTCCATAAATTCAATGGAGGAAAGTAGTCGACCCAGCTATTCATTAAATGTCTCCTACAGTTCTGTTTTCAGAAAAGTGTACGTCAAATTCACCACCGGGGTAGCGAGCTTTAAGTTTATTTACATTTTCCTCAATCACGTCGTTGGGATCTAATCTTAAAGCTCTACAGGCATTGATCCAATACCACATAATATCGCCGAGCTCACGTTTCATATGAAATACATTTTCTTCGCTAAGTGCTTTTCCTTGAAAATATATCTTTTTAGGTATTTCACAAAACTCGCCAGTTTCTGCTGCAAGACCCAATGCTGCGGTTAGTAATAGCGGTACATTAATATCTGGGCCATGTGTGTCTGTTTCAAAGTTGAAGTTACCGTCTAAATAATCCAAACGGGACATGAAAGTAGTTAAATCATTGGAAGGTTTGGAAGTTACTGCTTCTACAAATTCTTTGTATCGATTCAAATCAATGGTCATAAAAACTCCTGGTTTGCACAATTATAAACTATGCAAAGCCAGGAGTCAAATAATATTGTTTCTTTTAACTTAATAGCCAGTCGGTGTTGGCTTGACTCCAGGTCAAACGAACCACGGTATTACCAGTACTGGCAATACTATTTGCTACCCATTTTACTTTTGCAGCATTTCCGGCACCGCCTTTGTTTACAAATACGGTCGTTATTGGCGCAAGGAAACTCAAAGTAATTCGTCGCCCATCCTCAGCGCCGCTTGGTAATGTGACATATGCATTAGCAATAGTTGCAGAACTTGCTGTATCTAAAAATAGATTATTGTAAAGAATATTAGCTGCAAAATCTTGATTATTGACCAATGTGACATAAGCATAATTGGAGTTGATAGTGCCACCTGCTTGTGCCACGTTACCGCCAATCCATGCATTACCAGCTATACCTGCTCCGCCCTTGGCCACAAATGATCCTGTCGTAACTGAATTACTTATAGTGGTGCTGTTGGCTACTACATTACCACCTGACACGGTTAAACCACTAAAGTTAAACGCACGATTTCTTGTTAGGTCTTTGATTGCTATGGCTGAGCCATAATCCACGGTACTGAACTCAAAAAAGTAATCAGTGGCATTAGCAAGTTCTATTGCACTAAAAGTAACAACACTTCCGCTTAGACCAGCAATGGTATCTTTATCGCCGAGAGACACGTCACCGGGCAGAGTTAGAGTATAAAGTGGATTATTAACACTGACCCAAACTACAATTTTAGCGTTTTGATTAGCAGCATTACTTGGAAAATTAAATGCAAGCGTGGTCGCGCCTGCCAGTGTTATTTTTTGGAAATTACCGTTTGTAAAATCTATAGTGATTGAGCCACTTACCGCGCCAATGTTGTTATATGTTTCTCTGTAGCCGGTAAAGCTCGGATTGAGCATGATGTTACCTGCTAAATCGTTACTTAATGTTGTGTTTGTAAGAGCTGATTTAAAAACTGCTTTATTTTGAATATCTTCTAATTCAGCTTTTACATATGTAAAATTGTTACGAATGTTGGTAAAATTATCACGGAAACCTTGACTGTCATTGTCTTGGCCTGCAACAGGATATGTACCATCAATATTATTTGGATTAACTTGGCTTGTCATTTATACGAATACTCCATTTTGTGGGAACTTGATATATTTATCCTCAGATTCTGGAATGATATATTTGTCTCTATTGTTACTGAACGCTGTACCGCCGCGAACGCCACCTTTTCCTGGATCCCCTTCGCGACATTGGCAACTGCCTCCGTCAAATGTAGTTTCTTCACTTGCGAGTGATCCTGTAAATATTCTATATCTTGGAATTGATTCACCTGCATTTGATCTATATTGTAAGGTGCTTGCAGGAAAGGTTTTACCAGTACGTACTTTGACAGTTTGATTTAAATTTATTTCGTTTTGGAATTCAAGCTTGATTTCTGCATCTTCTCCTTGCTCAAACCTTGAATATGCAAATCCCGGGCTGGCTTCATCAAAACCCGCTTCATCGCTATCAAATCCCAATGGTATCAACGGTTCCCAAGTGAGTTGCCATGCTCCTCCTCGTTGGTTAACATTTGATTGCTCTGATAATTTTTCTAAATATCCGGGCACCGTTGTTATACCGTCAGTTAAAATCCACCCGTCGTTGACGTATTCAGGACCAAAGTTTTGTTGGTTTACAAATATTATCAGCTCGTTCTCTACAAAATTTGTAACTCCGTCAATTAGACCTAATCTTTTACAATTTTCAACAGTGTTTCCATTTATTTGACTAAAAGGGCCAGACACAGCATAGTCGACTCGTGCAGTACCATCAAATTTTAAAACTGCACCAACTGATGCTGTTATATTAGAATTAAGAACCATGTTTAATGCTCTTATTCCGTTTACTGAAGTTAATTCCACAGAACGTACTACGGTATTTGCTGCCACAGTGGATAAAGTATCAATGCCTGTGCAAATCCATCCATAACCAATTTTTAAATTGTCTGTGATAGTAACAGCATTTGAATTAGTTACCGGAAAAATCATTGATCCTGTAATTACATCACTTCCTGCACCCAAGTTTGGAAATTTGTCAAATGTTGTATCTCTACTTGGTAAAAATCTCGCTGCATTAATGTCATAAAACTTGGATAGATAATTATCCCATTGGTATCTGTCCACTACAAAGTCAATTGAATTTAATTTGAATCCACTATTTTTTAATCTATACGCTACAAGTTTTGAAGATCCTGGTTTAGTGTAAGCCACAACTACTGCTCTTGTTAAGCCTAACACATATCCGTTTTCCTGTACACTCGTCATCCAACGAGGTAATGCTCCTCTATTGGTATAGCCTAAACCTTGTTCGACTCTATTCTGCATGTTGTTAAAACTGTTAGGATATATTGTGTCGTATTCAGACGCACCGAACTTAAATTTATTTTTATTATTAAGAGAAACGCTTAATGGAGGACCTTTAGTATCAAACTGTTGGCTATCAATAACATCTGCATAAACTACTTCGTAATCTATACTGCCATCTTTGCCTATAGCTCGGGCAGTTTTTATTTCTCCAAAATTTAAATTTTTTGTATAATGATTTAAAGCAATGGAATTGACAACAGTATCAACTCTCGAGGCACTTAGTCCAGGAAGAAATAAAAATTTTAAATTTTTTTGTAGACCAAAAAACGCATCATCGGATCTATATAATAACTCTTTAGGTATTATATTTGGATCTTCTAATACATTTTTTAACCCCAAGCGTTGTTCTTCTTTAGGCAATGCTTTCAGATACAGATTTTCATATGGTGCTAAATTTCTTGGTCTTATATGAACAACAAAGTTTTTCACTGCAGATATTGATTTATCTACTGATTCTGCTTTAACACTAAATCTTGCGTCTTGATCGAATGTTGTATCCCCGCCATCAATTACAGTAGAAATTGCATTTGCTCTGGTAGAAACCACTATAGTATTGGTATCATTACTAAAGGTCAAAGGTGTGCCTTGAACAACATAAATTGCCGGTCTTATTTCAATGGTATTATTTTCAATTATGTCTGTAACTTCACATCCTGCTGCTACACCAACACCCTGCACACTCATGCCAACTTCGATACCATCGGTAGTAGTCAGTGGTAAAAACCCACGTGCGCCATCAAGACTAAAATATCTAAAAGTCACTTTACCAACAAAATTTCCGGATCTCAACATTTTGAGTCCTTGTGGAACTCTTCTATACGGTTGGTAAACAATGCTATATTCTAATTCTTTTCCAACGGTATTAGTAGCACTTATTGTTAACTCACTAATTGATCCATTGTCGATGAAGCCCAGATCGGTAGGTGTATTCCAAATAATTTCTTCGTTTCTGGTTCTTTTGACTGTAAGTTTAAACGTAACCGGATCACTTAAATAATCAACAAATAGTGTCCTGTAAGCTCTGATTGTTACATCATAAGTTTTTGTGTCTTCGGGTTGTGTGGGCAGTGTGCCAAATAGCCAACCAGTGGCTTGATTTATCTGTAAACCTAAAGGCAACCCTTCTGCACCCTGATCAAAACGTATGGTGTCAAAACCAGTAACGCTGCTTATAAACAATACTTCAACTACATCAGTTGGACTTGGAGCTCTTGTTGCCAGCGTTCCGGTGCTGTCGCTGGCATCGGTAGCACCTTGATTGTACTTTAAAACAGTGTCAGATACTACTTCACTCACAGTGAAACGACCGTTAAACGTGATATTAGTCACTCCATATACATCGATGATGTCACCGGTCACGTAACTGTGAGGGTTTGACAAGGTTACTACAACTTCGTCGTTGGTTCGTACTATAGTTGATATAGCAAAATTAGTAAAACTAAAAATGTTAGGAGTTGATACGGTGTAATCATCAATAGCTGTGAGTAATATGTCATTTACTCTTACGCAGATTTCGTTAGCTGCTGCCGGTTGACTTAAAATATAAGGACCAGCTGTACCATTTCCTACCAGGATTTGATCATCGGCTGCGTCCAGATCATCCATACCACTGAATGCCAATTCATCAACTTTCCATGAAATATCTTCGTCTTCAGGATCATACGCTAAAAATTTGTATGCAAACATGTCTCCAGACACTCGCACTGGTAGTGAATCCGGAGCATTTAAAATTACTGGCCTATATCTATTGTCTTGATCAATGCTTAAGAATGTATTGTTAATTAAAGTTATATCGTTGTCACCAGTAAAGTTTGATTTACTGACTACTAACACTCTAACATTTAATGTATCGTATTTTGTACCATCAGAAACTTGTATAGTGAAGTTATAATTTCGATCTGTACTTTCAGGTAATACATCATATACAACAGATTCAATTCCTGTGGCTTCATAACCAAGCAGGTCAGTATTTGATGCTACAACATCAAGATAACCAGATAGTTTACCGTCTGCAGACAGGCTGGTACCTGGAGGTATATTACCAGCCAACAATGACCATGTTTCTGTAGCAGCAGGATTGGCATTTATAGAGTCAAATTGATATTCCAAGTATTCTCCATCGAAGAATGCACCTATCAAATTGGGTCTTGGAAATATTTCTGGACCAGCTACATTGCTTACTGTTATAAAAAATGATCTATCTGCAACCTTGCCCTGAGGATTAATGGCCCTAATCGTAAATGAATACGAAGCAGTTTGTCCAACCGGACTTAGTATAACTGGTACTCCACGTAATTCGCCAGATCGTGTAAGATACATACCTCCCGGAAGTTCACCAGCAATGAAATTATAAATTAGAGGCTGTTCATCACTGTCCACTGCAGAGAACTGCTGTGAAAAAAAGCGAGCTTCAGGAACAGTGCCTAAATCTCCTTTTGATGTGATCCAGGTTATTGTGCTCATTACGTTTTTATAATAAATTGTATACCCAAATACGGAGGCATGTTTGCATCCGTCCCTGATGAACCTGTGCTACTTATGCTTACACTTACGTTAGTAAATGAACTCGATGTGGGTGTTGCAGTGGTGGCACTTGACCTCGC